GGTGAACTGCGCATTCAGCGTCCCGGAGTCAATGCTTAGTGCCAACGTATTAGCTGCGCGGATCGCTACTCCACCGTCAGAATCAATATTTAACTGCAACCCGCTCGGCAACAATTGCTCCAGTTCGATGAACGCACGCTCCGTCCCGGCCTGCAACAACTGGATTTTTGCCTCGCCATCGTTGGCCTCATCTACCGCTAGATTTCTCATCACCGTCAACGGCCCAGTCGGGCCAGTATGCTCAGATATCAGGAGCGTATCTAACCCAGAGGTCGGCGTGTCGAAGACACGTATATTCGGGTTAGTCTGCGTGGCGTCAAACACGAACGCAGAATTGGCTGCATAAATGCGGTTAGAGATGTAATCCGCCGCAATACCAGAAGTGCTCGCGGCCGTGCCCCAATCGAAAGCGTAGACAACCCCTGCACCCACCGTGCCGTAAAAACTATTGCCGATGAAACTCAGATCATCCGTGAATGTTGCCGTGCCAGCCGTCTCGCCGTTGCCGGTAATATAAAACCCAGCTAGCGTCGATGGTGCGTTCAGTATCGTCATCACATTTCCAACGAAACTTAGCCGATGTCCAAAACCGATTCGTACCAGTACCCCGCCGAACGAGCCGGAGGTGGCAGCATCCTGAAAAAACACATTGCCGTTGAAAGCCACCCCATAACAGATATTGTTTACATCCGGCGCGTCGTGCCCGATGGTCACCGGCGGATAGCCATGTGCGTTACGAAAGGTATTTCCGCTCGCCGTGATCGTGTGGCATGCAGCCCCGCTATCCGTGGCGATCTCCAGTGCGCCGTCGTAGGGATTGATGAAGACGTTGTTTGATACGGTGTGATTGCTGCCGCGCACGATGATCATGGCACCGCGCTGTGTCCCGTCGGTCACGGTCTGGCGATGGTTCCGGCTGATGTTCCCGGTCACTGAGCAGCCAACGCTACCGGTCACGTAGATATCGTGGCGCTGACCCAGATTGATATCGTTCCCATTTACAACGCAGCCCGTATTGTTGGACACCACAATCCCGTAACCCTGTCCGCTCAATGTGCCGACGATGGTATCCAGGCTATTCCGCTCGATCCGGGTCCCGATAATCGAGCCAGTGAAATGCTCGATGTAAATCCCCCGTATCACCGACTCGATACGGTTGCCGATGATTTGCGCATTGCTGAGTGTGATGACCGCAGAAGTGTCTGTGCCGATTCCGGTCTGCCCATCGCCTACCGAGCCAGTCCCGACAATCTTCAGGTCCTCGACACGCACATCATCCAGCGTCGCCTCCTCTAGCCGTACCCCGAACGTGCATACCGGATTTAGCGTGATCTGGTTGCCCGGCGTCCCGCGCACATAGACACTGGAGGCATTGATGTTAAACGCAGGCCCGGTAGCCGCGCAGGTGATTTGAGTCGAGCGAATGTCTAGCAACCCCGGAGAGTTCAACTCCACCGTGGCGTAAAGCGTAGCCGCACCCGCCGCTGTTTCCACCACTCCGCCCGCGGCCGGCAGGTCGCTCCACGCCTCCTGGATGCCCGCCGTGGCGCTCTGAATCGACCATGCCCCGCTATGCGAGTTGGCCGGCGTAAACTGGATGGTGCCCGTCGCGCCGTTCCCGGCACACGTTCCGCCGGTAATCAGAACCGCCTCCGCGCCGCCGGTGCCGCCGGAGATGTAGAGATAGTGATTCGCGTCGGTGCCGCTGACTCCCAGCGGGCAGCCGCCCATCGACGCAGTGAAAGTAATTGTCGCTGGTACTGCCGTTGTCAGTGTCCCGCCGGGGAATTTCCGTGGGAAATTAAATGTCGCCGCTTGCCGCACTCCATTGTCCCGATAGGCTGCCAGATTCTGAAACGTCGCCGATGTCTGCCCCCAGCCGGCCGTAGCAACTAACAGAATTGCCAGCAGCGCTATAAAACGACTGGCTGATGTATGGGTCGCCATTCTCCCCCCCTCCATTTGAGTAAAACACCAGTTACTGCGCCGGGATCAAGGCCGATGGGTTGCGTGCCTAATCCGCGAATCGTTGGCGGCCAGTTGAATAGCCAGCCGCCGGTTCCATCCTGTTTAATTTGCAAAGAAATGGTTTCCCCGTCAGTGATCGCTCCAGAGCTTTTTACTATGGATGAACTCTCGACATTCCCGGTAAGAACCACCTCGAAATCATTTCCGTCATCTAATTCAAATTCAATCGTGGTTGAGAATGGAACGTCAAATGACGTGAATTGCAACGCTCCACCGACGCCGCCGGTCTCCAGGTCCACCAGGTTGCCGCCCGGCTGAACGACGGAGAGATGATTATTCGCCGGGTCCCGAGCTAGATAGCTCAGTGGCTCATCGTCTTCCACCTGCGTTCCATATAGATAAATCTCACGGTAGGGATTGTCGGACAGTTCGATCGGCTCGGCGCCACCCATGCTGATCGTGTATGCCTCTACGAGCCATTGTTCACCGGCGAGGTTTGCGGCGTTGATCCGCATGAACATGAATGAGCCTGGGAATACCACGGCAAATTCTTCTGTGATCGATTCCAGCACATGAAACGACTCGTGAACGATAAAGATTGATGTGGTATCAAACGGATTATCGTCTCCCTCCAGGTAAATCCTGTTGCTCGCAATAAGATTCCCGATAATCAATCGCCTCTCGCCCTTGCCTGTGCCGGAGATGCCGCGCACCACCAGCCCCTTGAGCGAATCATCGCCTCCCTCACCGAGCCCCTGGCCACCTTCCCCGGAGGCGGAATCCTCCAGGTAGTGCCCCGTGGCATCCACTCCCACGGCAGTCGCTTTGGCGCGGATCACCACAACGGTCCCCAATCCGATAGGGGGAAATGTACTGCCAGGGTCGATCTGTCCCACAGCCAGTGTCAGCGTGTCGCCGTCATTCGAGTCGATTAAGAAATCAGCAATCGGCATCGACTCGCCGTCTTCATCCAACTCCAGCCCGGTATCCCGCATTCCGATTACGCTGACATACCGGCCGGCAAGAACATTCGTCGTAAATGGCGGATCAACTGCCAGCGTGATGCTTGTTGATGTGGTCGATACAACCTCTCCGCCCCATATCCCGGCATGAATTAACCGCTTCAGTCGAACCGCAATCTTGCGCACCCATTGATCGGGCCCGCCGGTGTATCTCTCGAAATAGCCAGATGGAAATCCCGCCGGAAAATCTATCCCCAGGAACGTAATTGTGTCCGGGCGGGCAGACGTTCCGGTCACCGTTACTGCCGTTCCGAGCGTTCCCAGGTACTGCGCCCCCGTTTGATAGGTCAATACATCCGGCGATTCCCCAAACAGCAGGATCCAGCCCGGCGTTGTCGGATCCCAATTTAATCCGGCAAGCGTGACTGTGTTGGTATTTGTGCCCGCCGGCACATCAACCGTGGCGATATCCGATCCGAGCGTATGCCGGCCGGCAATCACGCCGCCCGTGATATCGTCAATCGCCACAGCCCGGAGATAGTATCTTTTCCCGCCAGCCAGAAACCCTCCGGTGCTGGCCGTTGTCGCAACGATTGAAGCTCGCGGCCTCCGAATGAGCGTGGAAATCTGATTGACGGGCAATGCGCCGCCTACCATGACTTGCACCACCGAAGTACCTTCTGCGGCTCGCTGCTCCGTCTGTGCGATTCCAAAGGTATATTCAGCCGGTGGAATCATCCGGGCCGCGCTGGACGAAAACCCGTGAGCCATCGCGGGACACCACGGCAGGGGCCGTGTCTTGGTATCAATCTCAACCGGCACCTTATCCGGCAGAACGTCCTCGGGCTTCGGCGCAATCACGTAGTCGTACATCGAATCCGTGGTTGTTCGCCCGGTAATGTCAATCGAATAATCCGGATTGAGACGCCATCCGGTGACGCGAAACTCGCCGGCCCCGCCCGGCATGTCCGGGTGCGTCATCGAGCAGACCATGCCCGGCTCTACCCCGACACCCAAAACCGTGGTCTTGAATTGCACCTCGCGCGCCGCGAGTTGCTCGGTCAGATCGGCGCCGCCCAACTCCTCGCGCAGCCGCGTAATCAGGAACCGGTGCGCGTGCGATTTCCGGTAGCACCCCAGCAAGTGCATCTCGTTGTGATGGTAAATCGGCTCCAAGCCGCCGGAAATCAGAAGCGCGTTGTCTTCGCCATAGAATGTTGCGGCATCTTCCTGGAAGCCGTCTTGGGCGCCGGGCTGCGTCTCCCCCTTTTCTTCATTCGAGTAACTTACCGTCAGATGATTGAACGCAGGCTGCGGCAGGTTCAGATCCAGGCTGTTCCAGACGATATTTCCCTCGGTAAACGCCTCCGCGACAGACGAGTTGCTGCGGATGCCCAGGCGCAACTTGCCGAACGCGAAACTGTAATACCCCAAACTCGGCGTCAGTATTTCCTGTAGCCAACTGCGCAGCGGCTTCTGTTCTGCGATGTATCCACGGAACTTGAATTGCGTCTCAGTGCCGGACCCCACCAGCTTATCGACCGTGTCGTCGGCAATGGCGGCCGCAGCCACCGCCGCGGCCACATCAAAATACTGTTCCGCCGTCGCCGCCGAAGCGAATTGCATTCCCTTCGCCCGCAGGAATGCATTCACCGCAATCCACACCGGATTCGTCAGCGTCTGCTGACTTCTTGATCCGGCGCCTGTCCACACCCAGCCCTGCAAGCCGCCGGAAACTATCGCCACCAGTTCGTGCTGTTCTGGCCGCGAAAGTTGGATGCCCTTTTCGTCTTTCCGTAGCAGTTCAATGAACGCAACCCCGGCGGCGAAATTGCGCTTGTACCATAGATTCCCGGCGGTATCCTGCTCCTGCCGCCAAGCCGGCAGATCATTGAACATCCCGGCCTGGCCCATCGATAGAAAATCTTTGGCGGCCGCCGGATCGGCCCCGGCAACTTCCCGCAGCCCAATGGTGGGATGTGGCCAGCCGTGCTGGAACTGCCCATCCAGCGTATGTCCACGTCCGTAAGTCAGCGGCCCGCGCCCCACAATTCCCAAGCCGCGCAGGAATTCCCCCTCCTCGCGGATGGCCGCCACAAGCGCGTTTACCTGCATTGCCGAATCAGTATAAATTTCCGGCAACGCTCGATTCACAATCGACTCATCTTTGATCGAGGTCGACGTAATCCGAATATCATTTACACGGTCTTTCACCCGCACGCCTTGCGATTCGATGATCTGTGCGCCGAAAAACCGGTCCATGGTATGCGCCAGGCAGCCGTTGTCCGTCGCATACCCCTTGTCGCAACTTCCGAAGTCCGCGCTCGGGAAGTGCGTCAGATCCAGGGTGTTGGCAGTATGCCCGCCGCCGGTAATTCCAAATGGGCACCCCCCCGATGTTTGACCGTCGTTAAATTTCTTCCAGCAAGTCTGTCCCAGGTTCTGCGTCGGATACGGCAACGCCAGTTCGTAAATGCCATCCGATGCCGATAGCGTGAATTGCGGCCCGGCATCCGATTTCCACTTCGTTACCTCGCCCTTCCACAAATCTAGTTTGATCCCGCTGGTGCCCGTCGCCGGATCCACCCAAAACAGGCTGAACTCCACTCCGGCCATCCGTAAGTTGGTGTCGTTCGCCAGGGCGCGCATCACCCGATCGGCGTTTCCGAAGATGAATTCCGCGCCGTCCGCGCCTCCTCCGTGCGAGGAGATATATTGCTGAATGCCGCTCCACGACAGCAGTCGTGCCTGGTAGAGTTGCCCGCCCACCGTGCATCTCCGGTCGGAAACGTACACCGCCGGATAGCCGCTTGCCCGAGGCTGCAATTTAACGAGCGGAATCACGGTCTGCGTCTGCGACAGCAGTCCCGCTTCGAGTGTGGCGTTCGGGAACCGCTCCAGTGTTGCACTTACGGTGTAACTCGGCCCGGTGGTCGGCACCTCGACCAGATTGACCCCAACCGTCGAGATGGCGTCAGAAAGATGCTGCCAACTCAGCGGCTCGTTCTCGAAGCGGACCGTGAACGCAGTGGTGCCCTGCCCGTTATCGTTCGGGGCGTTGTACGTGAATGAGCCGTATCCGCCCTGGCGTCCCTCCCAGAAGTCTCGCAGATCCTCGCGGTCAGTCTCATTCAGCGCCGCGCGAATCACGCGGAACACCCGCCGCCCCGTTCCCAGATAAAACCGCTGCTCGATCTTGGCGTTGGCCGAGCCGAACGGATGCACCGCGACTTCCGGCGCCTCGATCCTCGAGTGCCCGTAATCCGACACAATGGGGAAGACGCCCGAAGGCGTGATTTCGGGAACCTGGATGTTGCCTATGAAATCTGGCATAAACTCACTTCTTCATGGAGTGCCGGAATTCGCAGCGGTCGGGATGGCACCCGAAAATCAGCGGATGCAGGACGTAATGCGTGAAGGCATGCAGCAGGCGGAAACACGGCAGGCGGCGGATTATTGAGCCACCACGGGCACTGCGACGGCGCAGTACAGTTCCTGCCCGGCCGATGTTGTGATGTAGTTCAGGCATGTGTAGGTGGTTCCCAGTGTTCCGCCGCGGATGCGCGCCACGGTCTTGGCCGCGGTGAAGAGTTCCGTCACGAGCGTCAGTCCCGTGGGAATCGTCCACTCGCTGGCGGTGATCGTCTCACCGGAGGCGAACTGCTGCGCGCGATTCCAAAAAACCGTCAGGTCTTTGTCGGTGTCGGGGTCCTTCTCCCGCGTGATCGATAATTCCCTCACGACCACATGGATCGTGAAGTCGCGCGTTTGGCCGTCGCTGCGCGTAACATGGTTCGTAACCGTGTACCACTGGCCCAGCGTGCCGCCGCTCAACCGCACGGATGTGGTCGTGCCGGTAAAGCCATTCCCGGCCGCCGTCAATCCAGCCGACGCCGCCCATGAGCTGGCCGTGATCGTTACCCCGGCCGGCAACTCCCCACTTGCCGCCCAGTCGAAATCGAAGTCCTGCACCGAGGCTGCGAAATACTTTTTACGGATGATCTGTTCGGCCAAATTAATCCTCCGTGCCGACTTCCACTTCGCGGCCCAGCGGCGGCAGCACCATGTCCCCATCCAGCCGCGGCACCTGGATGTGGCGCCCCAGCGGCGGCAGAATAATCGCTCGATAGGGATTTGCTGTGAAGATGTGAAACACCGCGCTCTGCCCGCTCATCGTGAACGTGCCACTCTCGGCAATCATCGGATAGCCGTGGATCAATCCGACATCCTGACCGGTAAATAGGAATGCGCCCAATTCCGCATCCAGAACATTAGCTCCAGCCGGGGTGTAAATCAGTCCGGCATCCTGGCCGGTGAAAACATACACACCACCGGCGGCGGCGATCAGCCGCGCGATCCGTAGCCCCGCATCCTCGCCGGTAAACAGGAACGCGCCAATTTCGGCAGCCAACCTTCGGAGCGCAATCAACCCGGCATCTTGTCCCGAGAAGCTGAATGAGCCCGGATCGGCGGCCATTTTCCTGGAGGCCGCCAATCCGGCATCTTGGCCAACAAACGAAAACACTCCAGAAGATGCCGGAATAATCAAACCGGAGCGCAATGTTGCCGCTTGTCCTGAAAACGAGAAGCTACCAGCATCGGCGGAGATCCTTCGTAACGCAATGAGTGCTGCATCCTGCCCTGAAAAGATAAATGTGCCCGCAGCCGCCGCCATCTTCCGAGCCGCCGTCAGCCCGGCCTCCTGGCCCGTGAAAATATAGCTTCCCTGCTCGGCTGAAAGGATGCGTGCGGCCAGCAGCTCGGCGGCCTGGCCAGACAGTGCAAACGAACCGCTGGCCGCCGGAATCCGCCAGGAGTGTTGCAATCCCGCGTCCTGTCCCGTGAACGTGAATGCGCCGAGGTTCGCGGCCATGATTCTCGCGGCCCGCAAACTAGCCGCGCTTCCCGTAAACACGAATGCCCCGGACTCCGCCGACATGGTCGGATTGCCGGCGCCGACCAACAAGTCAACGTCCTGCCCGGTAAAGATGAATGCTCCCAAGCCCGCTGCGAGCACCCGGGTATGGAACAGCCCGGCGGTCTGTCCGGTATATAGAAAAGTTCCGGTGGCGGCCGCAAGTTTCCGGGCGGCTCGCAATCCGGCGGCTTGGCCGGTGAACGTAAAGGCGCCCGCATCGGACGCCAGAATCAATCCACGCTTCAATCCAGCGGCTTGACCGGTGAGCAGATACGCTGCGGCCTCGGCGGCCAGAATTCGCGCCGCACGCAACTCCGCTGCCTGTCCGGTGAATACGAATGCACCGGCACCGGCAGCCAGCGAACGTCCGTAAATCAGTGCGGCAGTCTGTCCGGAGAACAGGAATGTCCCGGACTCCGCCGTGAGTGGCACATCGCGCAACAGGCTTGCCGCCTGGCCGGTGAATGTGTAGACGCCGGAGTCGACGGAAATAATCTGATCGTGGACCAGTCCGGCAGCCTGCCCTGAAAACACAATCGCTCCAGGGTCAGCCGCTAAACTGTATCCACGAAGCAGATTCGAGTCCTGGCCGGTAAAAACATACTCGCCGCCATTGGCCGACACATTGCGGTCTGCCTTCAGCCCCGCCGCTTGACCCGTGAAGGTGAACCCGCCGCTTTCGGAAGACAGTTTTCGGTCGGCCAGAAGCGAGGCTGCTTGGCCTGAGAATGCAAACGTCCCGGATTCGGATGCCAGCAGGCGGTCGTGCGCCAGCGTGGCCGCCTGCCCGGAGAACGTGAATGCCCCCGAGTTGGCCACCACCTTGCGGTCGGCTGGAAGGGCCGCGGCTTGACCAGTAAACGCAAAACTGCCGGAATCCGCCGGCATCGGCACATTGCGAATCAGCGCGGCAGTCTGTCCAGTGAAGGCAAAACCACCGCTTTCGGCCGCGACATTTCTGTCCGCTGCCAATGTCGCAGCTTGACCCGTGAACGTGAACGCCCCCGTTGCCGCCGGAACCTTCCAGGATTTCAAAACCCCTGCGGCTTGGCCCGTGAATGTGAACCCGCCCGAGAGTGCGGCCACATTGCGGTCTGCCTTTAGGCCCGCTGCAATACCGCTAAACGCGAATGCCCCGCTGGCTGCATCGATGGTTTCATTCCCGCCGACGCCAACCAGGAACGTGCGGGCCGTTGTCCAATCGCTCCAGGTTGCACCGCCGTTCGGGTCGAGTGCTCGCGCCCGCCAGTACCAGGTGCCGTCGCCTAGTTCATCCCCGGCCTGCACCGTGAACGATGCCAAGTCGCCGGAATCGAATGGGTCGGTGTCGCCGCCATCGGTGGTGTTGGCGAAGCCGGAGTCGGTGCCGGATAGCTTGTTCAAGAGTGGACGATCTACCTCAATGTAAAAAATCTGATCGGTAGCTATAGCGTTACTCCAAACGCCTGCAAAATTTTTTCTTGAACTCACCCCTCCATGTGAAGGACTGGAATTATCTGCGCCCACTTGCACATTTGTAGCCCCGGAAACGGCGGCCTCAATCGTAACCACATAGTTCTCATAAGGTACGAGTGAAATTTGATCCACCCCAGAGAAAGTAAAAGTGATAAGCTGAAACGATCCAGTCAATGTGGAAACGTTAAAGCCAGCAGATGTTGCAAGTGCCAATCCGGTTGGAAGGCTAGTAGACCCATACGTTCCGCTATGGGCATAGATTTTCGCAAACGCTGTTCCTGTTGGGCTACCACTTTTCAATAAGTACCATTTGACACTTTTGAGCTTTCCGCCCCCAGAAGTAAAAGATTGCCCCTGCCCAGAATTGCCGCCGTCTGCTATGGTATCGAAAGTGCTATGGTTCGCCTCAACATAACTGTCATCTACTACCGTCCCGCCGGAGTCGAACGTTGCCACCGTGTCAACCTGCACGTTGTACCGCACGTCATCGGCGTTGCCATCCGTCCCGGTGAACTCCAGAGTGGGCGTCGTATCGCTGCCGAAGTCAGTCGCGTCGGCGGTGTTCAGCGCGATGGTGGGTGTAAGGTCATTCCACCAGACCATCGTGAACGATACGCCCGCCGCCGCGCCGCTCAGATCGAACGATGCATCCGCCGTCGCTGCTGGAGTCGCTTGCAGCCGGTAGGCGAACGACGCCATTTGGTCGCTGCCGATGGTGTTGCGGTACTGGTTCGTGCTGGTCAGCACCCAGCCGGTCCCGGAGATGCCAGCAACCGTGGGCGCACTGCTAACGAATATCGCCGCCAGACTCACATTGTCGCGATGGGTGGGAGTAGTGTCCGCAACTACAATGGGATCGGCAGACGCAACGGAGGCAGCCTGGAAGTCTACATCAACGCGCCAGGTCCCTACCTCGCTCGGAGTGAAAACATGCAGCGTCGCCGATACGGGTATGTTACCGCCCACAGAGCCGAAGTCCATCGACGGGTCTGCGCTCCACGTCCCGTTAAACTGCGCCCACCACATCTTCCGGGCCTGATTATTTGCAGCCTGAGCGAAGTATGGTCCGTTCCATGTCTGCCCGCCAGTGGCGTTAAGAGTAATCAGGCTAGCATCCGCCGTTCGTATCTGCCCCACCATCACCACCAGCATCCCGGAGGTCATGCTGGCAGGCGGAGTCAGTGCAAGAGTAGTCGGCTCTTGCGCCGTCCCGTTGTCAGCGGGGTTCGAGGCGGACCCGAAATAGGTTGGTGCTGCCATAAATCAATCCCGCTCAAACTCCAGCATGTGCTGGCAAATCACCACCTGGGCGCCGCGCGATGGCAATTCGTGGAACCGCTCCCACTCGCCCCATGCCACCGTCCACCACGGCCCCTCGCACCATCCGCCCGGAATATGAAACTCCGGTGGCGCCGTAGAGAACGATTCCTTGATGATCTTTACCCGCTCGCCGCGCAGATTCTTCCACAGCAGCGGGTCGACCCCGCGAATACAGCCCAGGGCATCTGCCGGCAAGTCTCGGAACCGCGCCCAAGCCATCGTGATCGTGCGGTCCCGCGGCTCCGTGAGAACTATTCCGCCCATTTCGCTTACCCCTCATTCGTGAGGCTTTGTCCGCCAGTAGACTTCGCGATGGCCCCCAACTGCTTGTCAATCTCCACCATCCGCGGCAACTCAATTGCCTTGATCTCCCGCGCCAGTTCGCGCGCCCGAGCCTCGAATGGTGCCGTCTGCGCTACGATTCGGTCGCGCTCCTCGCGCAGCGGCCCGGAACGCGATTGGATCTCCGCCTTCTCGGCTTGTAGTTTCTTGAATACCTCGAACAATTCTGGAAACTCCTTTAATGCCATGCCGTATCTCCTGTCTGTTAAACGTGAATTGCCGTCAAGACGCGCCAGCGCCGGCTCCCGGAAGAAGCCGGCATGAGCGCCGCGAAGTCGCCGCCATTCGCGATTCGCGAATCGCGAACTTACGCCAACGTCAGAATGCTGGCCCCGAAGTCCACCGTAAACGTCTCGGTGTCGGCCAGGTCCACGGCCGTTGCCTTGTCCCACCAGCCCAGCAGCGGCCGGGTTGCCGCCGCCCCGCCGGTGGCGTTGTAAAAGAACACATACCGGAACTGAGCAAAGGCCCCGGTGGACGTGAATACCGAATCGTTGCCCACCAGCGAATACGTCCCGCCGGATTGCGATGAGCCGGTAATCGTTACCGTGTTTCCACCAGCCGTGTAGCCATTGCCGGCCGCAATCTCCGCTGCGTTGGATGTGGATTCAATCACCGCCGGCGGCCCCACCACGGTGTCGAAATGTGTGTCGGCCGCGTTCGGCGAGGTGTTCGTCAGGGCAACCTTCAGCGTGTCGCTGCCCAGGTTATGAACCTTTTCCGCTAATTCCTCCACCGTTACATCGAACTTTAAGTACGTCGCCATCTGTATCCTCCCCTTTTCCCTTGACCGCATCTGCCCGGGGAGGCCATAATTGCCACGTTGAAAATGAGGCGCATGGCTTCAAACCCCGTGCCGTTCTCAAAAACGTCCTGCGGGGCGGTTCCTACCCGCCCCACGGGAATCAACTTAATTCCACCATTGCCATCCGGAACAGCACGCGCGCGATCCCGGCTTGCTGCTCCCAGAAACCGTCCATCCGAACCGTGTACCGCCCGGTTGTCGCCACTCCCGTCGGATCGTGCGAGAATTTCGGGCTTGTCTCCGGGCCGTAGTAAAAATAAAACGGCTCATGCGTCCCTTTGCGGTCCTGGAAAAACGTCCGCACCGTGGCAGCGCCAGAAGGCGCCAGCAGCGCCTCGAATTCAAACCGCTTGCGGCTGGTGGATGCCAGCAGACTCCGCTGCGATTCCCCGTTGCGGTATTCGTTCACCAGAGCCGGATACGCGCGGGCGTGCTGCATAGCCCGGTACAGGATCTCCGGGAATACTTCCACCGGACTCGCATTCGGCACGCTCCCCGGCATTAGCTCACCGCCAGCATTGGCCGCAACTGTGTTGCCGCCGTCTTGAGCCTCACCGCGTCTGACTTCTGGCCTTGCTCGACCGAGATTGCCAGTTCCCGACCGTGCTTGCTGACCACCGTCAGCGTCCGGCGGTCCAGCACCTCGCCTTCCAGCGTCAGCACAATCGGCACGCTGGCCGTCGTCGTTGGCGACTCCAGCGAGGCCCCGCGGGAGAAAACCTGATCGAGTGATGCAGTCGAATTCGATGTCAGCCCGCCAGTCGGCACCCGGAACACGTTCCCGCCGGAACCGAACAGCACGCTCGGCTGTACCGCCGCCGGAAAGTTCCCGCGCTGCGCCGTCGTCATGGCGTACAGTTGGATCAATTCGCGGATCTGCGGCTGCGCTATCGCGAGACTCAGATTCCCCCCATACGACTGCTTCGCTATCTCGACAATCGTTTGCAGCAGCTTCTTGTCCGGGATGTCCACTCCGTAAGTCGACCGGATCAACTCCCGCAACTTATCTTCTGATTTCTTCCGGAACAGCCCGAACAGGCCCACCGCAGCGCCGATCCCGGCCCCAATCGCTGCGCCCATCGGCCCGCCGAATTGGAAGCCAATCAGCGCGCCGCCGGCAGTCGTTTGCGCGAGCCCTCCCCAGCCGCCTTGCTTGATTCCGTTCAAAGCCAGCAACCCGCCTGCCAGCCCCGCCGCAGGAGAACCTAAAATTGAACTAAGCGACGTTGCGCCCTGCCCCTGTAGGAATGGGCCGATCAGGCCCTCCGGGCGAGCGTTACCAATACCAAGAAAGCCCTTCAGCCCCGGTAGCATCCCGGCCAATCCAGCCGCCTGCCCCACTCCACCGGCGCCACCGGCTGATGCCGCGCTCGCCGTGGGCGAGGTTACCTCTCCGCCAAACCCGACCGTGCCCCCCGGCGCACCCGGAAAACCTATCCCGCCCGCACCTAAGAAGGGTACGACCGATCCCAAAGCGGTTGCGGTACCCAACCCGCCGCCGGCGGTTGATGCGCCGCGCCCGCCCAACAGTCCCGACAGCAGTTTCGCCCAGTACGACGTCACCACGTCCTTGATCGCCGTCAGCATCCCGGTCTTGAACGAGTTCGCAATCGCATCCCACACCGATTCCGACTTCGTTACCAGCGCGTCAAACACCCCTTCCGCCTGCCGCTTAAACGAGTCGAACACCTTCTGGTTATGCGACTGGATGATCTCCGCCTGCCGGATCGCCGCATTCTCCTGCGTCGCCAGAATCGCCGCATTGGTTTCATTGTCCAGTTGTCCGCGCAGCAATTCGCGCTGTTTGGATAACTCCGCAATCTGCCGCGTGATGCCGTCGACATTCGCTCCGGCTGCCGCAAGAATCTCTTTCTGGAGTTCCGCCTGGGCCACTAATTGCCCAGTCTCCAGGTCAAGCATCGCCATCTTTACGCGATGCACTTGCTCGATGAACTGGATTTCGATATCGGCTCGGCGACGCTCAATGTCCAGCCGCACGACCAACTCCTGCTGCGCGTTCAATCCCACCGGAATCCGCGCCGCCTCTAAATCCAGGGCTCGCATCCGCGCGTCTCGCTCGCGCGCCAGAGCTTCGGTCTGGAATTGCAGCCGCTCCACCAGCATCCCGCGAATCTGCTGATCGAGTTCGTTCTCGAATCCCAGGCGCCTGTCGCGAAGTTGCGTGTCATACGCCAGGCGCGTCTCAAATTGCTCGCGGACAACATCGTTGAATTTCTCGAATGATTCCAGCTGCGCCTCCCGGATCTTCAGTTGCAACGCCTTTTCCAGCGACAACCTGGCCTCGGCTTGCAATGCAAACCGATGCGTTACCCCAGAATCGTCCGTTGGCGTGCTGAGTTTCTCGATCTCTTTCATTACCTCTAGCAACGCCTTGGCGGCACCGGTAGCCGCCTGTGTCTGTGTTGCCAGCAGGAACTCGCGAGCCTTCTGGTTGGCCTGTTCCTGCGCCTTGGCAATCTTCTGCTGCAACTCCAATTGCTCCGCGGTCAACTTATTAGCCAGTGCCTGCTGTGCCGTGTCGGGAACTACCGGGATATCGACTTTCGATTCGGATAGCTTTTTTATCAGTACCGTTAATGCAGACAGCCGGTCCTCGGACGCCTCCAGGTTCTCGTTCATTTTCACAAGCGTTTCGTCGCTGAAGATGCCGAATGTGTTTCCGATTCTGACGATATTCAACGCCGCCGCGTTGAGCGTTATCATCAGTGCCTGCCATGCCTTCGAGATCTCCAGTAACATCATCAGCATCGTGCCCATGACCCTGATCGCCAGTTCGATAGGCGTGATTAGGTATTGCACGAATAGCCCGCCGTTGTCCTTGATCCATGTTGCCAGTGTGGCAATGGCCGCTATGACCCCTTTCAGCGCCGGCTGGAATCCCTCGCCAATCGTTTGCTTTGCCTCCTTGAACAGGCGGTCCAGAGATGTCATCTGCTTGCCAGCGGTCCCCATGGAACGCTCGTATGTCCCCAGTAGCCTCGTTCCGAATTCCAGGACCTGGTTCTCGGCAATCTGCTTCTTCTCCAGTTCCGTCAATGCCTTCCCGGTTTCGCGCTGCCGTTCCAGAAATGCCTGCTGGAAGTCCACCATGATCCCGTAGGTGCGTAGCACCCGCACCTGCTGGGTCACAATGCCGTTCACGATGCCCTCGAATGCCTCCGAGGAGTTGATTCCGGCAATTACCGCAGCGTTCTGTGCCACTCGTGCCAGGTCGGCCGCCTTGGAGAGATCGAGTTCGGCCGCGATCATCCGGGCAACGCTCCCCCGGGCCTCCTCTAATGCGATGCCACGGGCCCGCACCGCCTCCACTGCCGCGCGTGCTGTGCGAACCTCTATCCCATTTACGCGCGCAAGCGAATCGACGACAACCGCCAGTGTCTCGGTGCGGGCCGCATATAGCGCCGATTCCACGGTAAGTTGCCGGATTACCTCAACCACACTCTGGAACGCTGCCCGCACGGCATGGGCAATCAGGATGCCTTTGGCCATCCCGAGCACCAGCCCGTCGAAGCCTTGGCTACCCTTCTTGGAGCTGCGCTCCAGGTTGTCGCCCACCCCGCCTACCACGCGGTTGAATTGCTCAACCTTGGCTATTCCGTCCCGGGTGTCCACCCGGATGACTAACTCAAGATTCTCATTGGCCATTGGGATTTACTTCTGCGACGGCTCGTTTTCTTTGTCGAGCCGATCGCGGTGCTGCTCGATCAGTAGCAGCACGTCCAACTCATCCGGGGAGACATCATCCATCGTGATCGTCACCCCGGCATTCATCATCCGCCGCAAATCCACCGCCCGCATTAGCAGCCGCCCCTCGGGACTGGATTCGCAGGCGTTTTCTAGTTTCGTCAGGATGCACGCAGCGCAGCGTTGCTCGTTGTCCGGGGCCGCATCGCACATGCGCGGCCCTTCGCATAGCTTCTCCCGGCGCAGCCCCCAGTAAATCAGGTAATCTACCGTTGGGCGTTCAGGCCACGCCGGCTTTAAAAATCAGATTCTGTCCCGGACTGCACTGCCCGCACCGACTTCAGGATGACTTCGGAAACCGCGGTGGCTTTATGCACCACCGGAACCGATCCGGCGTATCCCTTCGGATATCCCGGCTGGATCAGCTTGTCGTAGAGCGCCCCGGCCGCGGAAATATTGATCCGTGTCTCTGTCCGGCCATGCTCGAATTGCAGCGTGTCGCCGGCATTCCGCGAGTAGTCCCGCTCCTCGCGCTTGGTGGGCATCCGCAGCAGGTGCTCGGTTCTCGCCCGCGGTACGTCCATCACCACCAGATAACCACCCCCGGAACGCTCCACGTCCACAATCGCCGCCCGGCCCAAACGGGAAACAATATGTCCCGCCTCGGCGCCGTCCAGTTCCGGTAATGGGTAGTCCGCACTGGCAATCTTCTTTACGAATTGAATGTCCAGCTCGTCTGTCTCTGTAGCGCGCGTTTGCACCCCCCCGCCGACCGGGCGCGACACCACGCGGATGGCGTTCTGATGCGCCATCCACTCCTCGTCCGTGGGATACCTGACATGCACTTCCCTGTTTCCGCTCTCGGATTCAAAGACAACCCTGATCCCACCGCTGACATCAAACAGCGGAGGCTTACTTTCTTCGCTCATTTTCACCTCATGGATTTTTTGGAGCCGCACCAGGGAATCGAACCCCGAACCTGGGCTTTACAAAAGCCCCGCTCTGCCGTTTGAGCTAGTGCGGCGCCGGATTTGATTGGTCCCGCTGGCCGCGGCTTACGAATCGCGCGGAACGCCCCGGCGGCGGGCACCCCGGAGAATCAACAACGCAGCGGGACCTGGGCGGCGCATATGTTCTTTGGCAGGACGCCGCCCAAATTGATTAAAAATCATCGGCCCACGCATCCGAAATTTGCGACATCAATTACGGCTCGACAGTGCCAATATTATCCGTGTTGCACTTCGCAACCGCTTCCAGTAAGCCGTTTGTGGAGTGGTACAGGCAATTAGCGTCCACGTTTACCGTCAGCAGACCGTCCACATCGCTGAACTCTGCGGCTCCAAATACGATCCGATGAAACGTCAGCGCCAGGCTGTTGTTGGCATCGTATGTCAGCGTCAAAACGGCCGTTCCCTCGGTCTGGTTCGTTACTTTCGTGAGTTCCGTTGAACCGTTCTCGAAGCGAGCAGTAAACTTCAGGCCCAACGTCCTGTTGCCAACCTCCAGCCGCCCGCGAATGGCGGCACCATCTTGGGTTCCAGAACCTGGATAGAATCCCTGGTCGAGCAGCAGATTGTTCTGGAAACTTGCCTCCAGGGAGACAATGTTCTTTGCGGTAACGTAATCCACGCCGTTAATCGTACATGCCAGCGAGGCAGAGGACAGCAGTTTTTCCGCTGTCGCCGCCGGCATCGCGATTGCCGATGGCTCCGTGAATTTTCCGCTGCCTACAATGTCGCAGGTCAGTTTGCTGCTGGCCCGCCCCGGACCGCTCGCAACATTCAGCGTCCATCCAGAAATCACGTTCCCGATGGTCACGTAATCGAATACGTCAGAAGCCCCTGGGCGCATTTGCTCGATGTAGCTGAAATACGGCAGCTCGATGCCGTCCGTCTCCGGGTCCAGCGGCGTGCAGGTGTAAGTCAGGTTTGGCGGCGTTCCGCTCTTTGCATACGCCCCCAGCCCGAATACCATCCCCCAAGCGCCAAAATCAGACGACAGGTACTTATCGATCTGTCCGGAAAAGTCCCAGTGCGACTTGAATACCTGGGTGGGGAATTCGTGCCCCTTGCCAAGTTCCGGTGCGTCGTTCTCGGTCATTAACTTCGGTCGGTGTAGGGTTGTGTTCAGCTTCCCGAGACGCCAACTGCCGGCGGCGACATTCGCCACGCCAATGGCGTTTTGCTTCTTGAATCCCCATCCAATGAGTGCTTCCTGTAACCTAGCGGGCATCGTCATTCACCTCCCAGTGCGTTTCTTTCTCCGGAGCGGGACACTGCCGCCATTTCTGGACCATCATCAGGTACAGGATCTCCGGGATTGCTTCCACCTCCCGCGTTTCTCCCGTGGAGGCTTTCTTCATCCATATTTTTTCCATCTAGTCGTCTCCAATCTCGCTGAATGTGATCTGCACCTCGAAATGGTCCATCCCGGCATCGTCAATGCGCCGCTGGATGGAGGGCAAATCCGTCAGGCAGGAAGGATGCACGTAGGAGCCGGTAATCGGCTGCGCGCTCACCGTGGCCGGCACGCCCTTGACGATCAGGCGAAACAATTTCCCGTATCCCGCCGGCGGCTCGTTGTCCTGTAGTTCACGGCAAATCAGATACAGCGCGAACTGATGTTTCCATACCTCGCTGCTGTTTAATTGCCCCGGAAACGTCCCCTGCCACGCAATCAGAATCCCCGGTGCATCCATCTCCGCCAGCGCCTTCGATAAACTGGCGTTTTTCAGGTAGCCGTCGTGGTAGACTTCGATCCGGTCGGCGTTCCCGCCCAACTCCGCCACCAGATCCGGTATGTCGCGCAGGAAATCGCGTAGACTAACCGCAATCTCCGATGGCTCGATCATGCCGCCCTCCGCACCACTACCCTCACCATCTGCTTCACCGCCGCGCTCCATGCCCGCCCGATTACCGGCTGTAGCGCCATAATGTTGCGCGTCGAAAGGATCATCCACGGCTCGCGCAGTTGGTTCCTGACAGCCTTGACGCGCGCTGCAAACGGACCCATGCCCAGCCGAACCTCATTGTCCCTAACGGTGCGTGGCGTAAAGGCGTCCATCATGTGCCCGATAAACCGCTTTCCGGTTTTCTTACGCTTCTTCGCCCGAGTCAGTTGATTTCCGAAAGCGAGCCCGTGTCCGCGGAGGTCACGAATCGGTTTTAATCGCATGTTCCGCTTGATGGCCGCCCATTTCTTCGACAGCGGCTTCGCGGGACCGTCCGTCGGACCAATCCCAGCCGCCGTCCGGGCATTGATCTCGCGCACTGCGGCAAACCCGATTACCGCCATCGACTTCTGCGGTATCGTCAGCCGCCCCAGCTCCACCTTCTTTTTCCAGTAGATGCTGACCGCTCTTGCCATCTAAGTACCATTCCGTCAAGCGATGTCATTCCGAACGCAGTGAGGAATCTGCTTCTTCCTGATTTGGTGGCAGGGGCTAGAATCGAACTAGTTACCTCCGGGGTATGGGCCCGGCATGCAACCACTACACTTCCCTGCGATGAATTTGCTGGATTCCGGTCCTGAATTGGAGTATTCCGTGCCAGCCGCCCCACGGCCGGAATCCGTTGACTGGAAACTGTCTAGGATTTATTCCCGGCGGATCCCCAGCAGCACCCCGCCGGCGCGGTCTACTTCCACCTGCCATACCCGGTAGGTATCCGCTCCGATGGTCACCGTGTCGCGCTCCTGCGGCGTCTCGTTCATATCGGAGAGTTGCAAAAACAGCACCATCGCGGTGGAATTCGCTTCCCGCGTCTCCGGTCCGGCTGGCTCCGCAATTCCCTTGACGGTCTGCGGCTCTGCCCCGGGGTTCCTCGATTGATACACCACGTCCCTGCCGAGCACGCCAACGACGCTCTCGTTCATCGTGCTCGACAGGGCATCCCAATCAGCCATCAATCACTCCCAATGGCTTATTTCCGTGCGTATTCGATCCAGGCGCCGTACACGTAAACATCGTTGGAACCGGTGGCGTGTGCTCCCGGGGTCAGTGTGATCGCCAGTGTCGTCGGATACGGCCCGACTCCGCCAGCCGCGAGTGTAACCGTCAGGTCCTGCAGTGTCGTACTGAGTGCCCCAGTGTTACCGCCGAAGTTGGTGTCCCCGGTTCCTTCGAAAGCGCCAACGGCGATTACAGGCGTGTCCACTGATGCGGCCTTCATTTTGGCCAGCACGTGAACCTCAATAGCTGCGGTGTCATCCAGGTCCGGCGGATAGCAGATGCTCGGCAACTGGACCTCAAGCACCGACGCGGAAGCCCACGAAAGCCGCAATTGCTTGTCTGTGGCTGCATTGCCGCGTTCCAGGATCGGATCCGTGTCCTTGGCGACCTGTGCCGTGCCGACAGTCGCGATGTCGTTCGTGGCGATAATTAGCGCGTCGGAAATCGGCAACTGGATGCATCCGGTTGCCAGGGTCGTGCCCAGCTTCGCGGCCGTTACTGCGCCGGCTGCCAGGTTCGTGGTCCCAACCGTGCCGCTCCCTAGCGTGCCGCTGCCTGGGCTGGAAATATGCCGCACCTCGATGGTCGCGGTTGCCCCGGAAGTGATCGTCGCCATCGCGATGCCGAAGAAATAGCCGCTGGACTTCTTCGACAGTTTCGGCGTGTCCGCATCCACGTAGAAGATCGAATCTCCCACGGAAACCGCGCTGCCTGCGCTGTCATCAATGCCCTTCACGGATAGTTTGTAGACACCGCCGTCAAACTTCACCATCGTTTCCGTCGAGGCCGAAACTCCACCTTCACCCTCCGCTGACAGGGCCACCCCCGTCATCGTCCCGAATCGCACCGGATCGCCGGACGCCGGAGTAGCCGGATCCGAGCAGACAACGGGAAGATGTTTGCCGTCTTGTACAAAATTGTTCATTTCTTCTCTCCTTGATTTTCAAAAAACTGTTCTCACGGGGCGCCTGCCTGGCGCCCCGTTTCCCAATGCCGCATCAGATGGATTAAGCGCCGTCGTTCAGGTACGCCCCGCGGAAATCAATCACGCCGCACCCGAAATCATGGCGGATCTTGACCTCAACCCCGTCCACATCGAAACCATTCCTGGTCTCCGTGTAGGGGCCCTCCTGGCCTTCCAGATATCCGTAAACCACCACCGGAGCAATTGCCGGATCGGCGAATAGATACCAGCCCGTGGTGCTGGTTCCATCGAGCCGCGGCTCGGTAATCGGCGTCAGCATTCCGCCAAATACCGTCTGGTTCGTCGCCTGCGCCGGAACGAAGTTAAGTGACGTGTACTGCAGCGCCAACTGCTCCTTGGTCGCCGGGGCTACAAGGAACTTCGGCGCTACCCCGATCACCTTTCCGCCGGGACTCGTCTGAATCCGCATGGTCTTCCGTCCCACGCCAATCGAGGTGTCGGAAATGGCCGTGCCGCTCGCCGTGTAATTGGCATGGTCCGACGAGAACAACGCGAAGGTGTCCACCATCGTCGGGTTGGCTGTGATCTTCGCCCACACCAGGTCGGCTTCCTTCTGGGCCACTTCAAGACCCATTAGCATGGGAACCTGCGTGAAAGCCGCCAGGTCGTCGTTGATGATCGTGCGCCGCGTGATGGCCACCACTTCACCGTAAGTCGCCAGGCTCCAGGTCTCTTTCCCTTCCACCAGCGTTCCGTGGGGATATTCCCCGCTCTCCGGGATAAGTCCCAGGCGGGTGCTGTTGTCCAACCGGAGTTCTGTCTTGGTCTTGAAGTCGGGAGCCGTGCGCCGGGCCGCAATCTCACGCCAGCGCGATTGCTCCATTCCGTACCCGGCCAGCATGGATTTCCCGGCCGAATCCGCCAGAATGAATGGGAAATCGCTGGTTGTCTGGAACGCCAACTCAGCAATCCGCGAGCGGTCCAGCCCCCGCCAGCTCTTGCCGGCAGCCTCCAGGCATTCCTTGGCCGCATCCATCAGCGTCATGCCGACGTAGGGCCTCGCAATTTCCTTCGCCTCGAACCGCTTCGGGTCGTTGCGATGCAGCATTGCCGCCACCATCCCGGCGCGCCGCGTGTCCGCCGCATCCCGTACCATCTCCGTGGTTGAGGTGCGCACTATCGGCTCAGCCTCCGATTTCTTGGCCTTGGCCTCAATGGCCAGCTTCCGGAAATCATCCAGGCTCGTGCCGGCATCAATGTGCTGCTCGGAGAACTTCGCATCGAGACCCTGTATTTCAGTGATCGCGCGAATCTCTTTGCAGCGCTGCCGCTCCTCGGCCTTGGCCGAAGCGGCTACTGCAGCGGAATCAACCGACAGAGGAAGCAACGGCGCAACTGCCGACACCCCCTGCACATACTCCGTCCGGGCCTCTGCGCCCGTCTTCTCGTCTTTGTTCATCTCTTGCTCTCCTTGGGCTGAAGCCCTCAATCCACATTGATCGTCTCCGCCTGATTCAGCCGGACTAACCGGCTCAATCTCGGCTTCCGTAAAAACCATTTCCCCGTCGCCGCGGAATCCCGCTTCCGGGTCCGCGCCAATCGGCACCAGCGATATCTCCTGCGGCTCCCAGTCAATGGCCAGATACGACTTCTTGTCGTCGTCTTCCTTGGTTATGTCCTTGAGCTTGTGAATAGCCGCGCCCACGCTGGCGTTCCTGATGATTCCGTCCTTCACGTCCTCCCAGATCGGAGTAACCTCCTCGCGATTACTGAACCGCAAGTCCGCCTTCCCCTTGCCCTTCTCGATCCAGGCTTTCTCCACTACGCCCACAACGCCGGATAGCCGGTGGTCGTTATGGCTGTCCAGCACCGGGGCCCCGCCGTTCAACCGGTCCAGCCGCACGTGCTCCGGCTTCATGCTCAGCGTCAGGTTGTACTCGCCATCCTCCCAACCCCAGCGCCGTACCGTCGCGCCCGTGTACCACGTGACCGGAATCTTCCGCTGCGCGGCGCCCGCATCCCCACCATCGGCCAGCAGCGCTTCCGATGGCTGGCCGAATTCCACCGCGAAATGCTCAATCGGCATCTTGATCTTGCCGCCGTCCAGAAGTTCTGCCCGCGCGGCGGGCTTCTTAAGTGGCGGACGTAAAACAGCCATGGCTTCATTCCCCCTTCTGCGGCACGGCCGCAACTTCAGACGCTTGCTCCACGCCGGTTTTGCTGACTCTGCGCGGATCGCAATCTAAAGTAATTTTCAAATCATCGAATTTCTTGTTCCGGGCGGCGATTTCGTACATTACCTCGTCGGGATCCTCTCCCTGCTCGGAAATCATCCCGTCCCAGCTCTGCGCCCCTTGGCGCACATTGACCAGATTCGCCTGCGCGTCCTTGAGTGGATCAGCACTCTCATAGGGCGGAGGCGCCCACTTCACTTCGTAATCCGCAGCCGGTATTTCACCGGCAACCCATGCGGCATTAGCAAACCATCGGCGCGCCGGCTCGCAAAACATCGGAATCAGGCATAGCCAGCGGAACTCATCAATCCGCTTTCGGAATCCGATCATCCCGGCCTTATGCCCGCTGTAATTCACCCCGGAATGGTCTCCGGTCAGCAATTCATACGGCATGCCGACCCCGGATGCGATGCGCGTCTCGGCATTCCTTATAAAATCGCCTTCCCCGGGCGTCCCTCCTGGCAATTCAGGAAATACAATGCCCTCTCCCGGCAGGATTCGGTTGAACTGTCCCGGGCGAAACGTCTCCAGCCGGTGGCCGGTGCCGCTCTCCGTGGAAGCCGCCCCCATAGCCGTGCTTGTATCCGGGCTGGTAATTACTCCGGTCAGGCAGCTCTGCAGCTTCTTGGCAACTATCTTGGCGTCTAAATATTCGTCCAGGTCGCGCAAAACCATCAACAGCGGAGTCATCCACGGCACTCCGCGGACCTGCCCGGCGCGGCGCTTCTGGTAGATATGCAGCACCGAATCAGCCGGAACCCGGTGCGACTCGAAGTTCTTGAACGTCAGCAGCGAGGTGGACTCTCCGGGATGCTCGGAAAATAGCCAGTAGAAAATTCTCCGCTCCGTCAGGTCAAACTCAACCCCGTGGATGATGTACCCGGTGTCGGTCGCGCCGGTCTTGTTCAGGTCCAGGTAATCCGGCTCGATAACCTGCAACTGGACCGGAATCCGAAGACCGTCCGATGGCCGGCGGTCTCGGCGCCTGACTAGGCACTCGCCGGACTCCACAACGGTTCTGGCCACCATATTCTGCAGGCCGTAAAAATCCAGTTGCCGCGCGGCATCACACTCATCAACCCAACGCTCCCATGCCGGCTCGATCTTTTCTTTCAGATTTCGTGGATCCACCTTTACCTTGGCGCTGATTCCGTACCCGACCGCATACGACGTGATGACGTTCACAACCTGGGCAGCGTAGGTGTTGTCCCGCACCATTTGCCTGGACCGCTTGCGCAGCGTGGATAGCGATGATCCGATCTCTGTGTTCGGTCCGCTATCCGATGCTACCCAGCCCTGCGTCCGGCGATCCGTTCTCGCAGCCTCATACGCCAGCCTGAGAATTCCAGCGGCGGCTCGCGCCCGCATCCGGCGCAATCCGCGCTCCGGATCCATCCACCCGATGAATTCGTCTAGCCAGGAGTGGCGCATTATTTCTCGAAAACCCCGTAGGAAAATCTGTCGGCGGACGTGCCGGCGGCTGCGCCAACCTCATCCCGCATCACGGAGCGTAGTTGCAGCATCTCGGCCATGGAGTGATAGCGCACCAGGCGATCTCCGTATCGCACCTCCAGTACGCCGGTTTTGATCGATGCCTCCAGGGCATCTAGATCTGTCTGTGTCCAGGAAGTGCTCATTTATGTCCCAAACTTGCGGCGCTTGAAGTAGAAAACTGCTTGGTCCGCCGGCGAAGGAATCACCCCGATTAGCTCCCAGCCCTCTGAGCCGAATTGCGCTAAATCCATGTCCCGGTCGCCTACTTTGGAGCGGTATTCCCAGCGGAATGCCCGCTGCGTTGATGGCCCCTCGCTGCGCGGGCGCATTTGGTCTGATCCGCCGGAATAAACTTTCACAGCTAGAACCACTCCTTGGTGCGAGTCTCGTACCAGTCATCCGAGCGGCCTTCGTCCCGCCATTGCCGCTGCGTCCCGCCCGCATGCACCGGATTCTCTGTTTTTTCATCCCGAGGCGATTCCGGCACGACGGAAACTACCGGCATCCCGAGGGCGTCTTCCATCGCTTTCCATTGCCGCTCGTTGAATATGTCAATCCCGCAGATGGTTGCCGCCGCGCGCCCGTAAACCTTCAAATCCAGCGGCTCATTCCGCACATTCGGCAGCTTCTGCCACTTAATCTTCCCGTTCGCCTTGACAACTCTGCGTTCGGAGCATAGCCCGTCAAAATAACTCCGATCGTACATTGGGAAGTGGTAGCAGGCTGGCGAGGCGGCGCCGTCTCCGCGCGGCCGCACGTAGCGCAGCATGTCGTAAATCTCACCCTTCACCCGGTGCGTTCCCACGCCATAGATCCGCACATTCTGCCGCTTCCTGGCGGCATCTTCCTTAGATACCGAGCAGATGACTCGCTCCGGGTCGTCGCGCCCCTTCACGGCCACTACGCTGCGCGGCGTGAATACCCTAGTTCCAGCCGGCCCGTGCGATGGTTGCGGATGTTTCTTTACGAATTCATAGACCGTGGCGGCCTTGCTGCCGGTGTCAATCGCCATCAGCATGATCGGCATTAGATGCCCGCTGGCATGTCGGTACTCGCGCTGCAGAACCTCGGCGTTTAGCTTTTCCCATAACGATGGCGACGTAACCGGAAGCGGCTGACCATTCTCGGCAATGTCCTGAATAATCCGATAATCCACCGACCAGTTCTCGCGGTCCCGCCCCCACGCCACCACTTCGGCCTCCAGGCGGGGAGGGTTGTCCTGTACGTCCACCTGGGCCGTGAGGAAAAGGCCCCGCTGCGGAACCACTGCGTCATCGCCAAATGGGTAATTCTCGCGCCGCGCAAATAGCAACTCCGATTCCGGGGTTTCACCGTCATCTTCCCAGAGCTCCGCGAGGTCCGTCGTAACAAATGCCTTGAGCTGCTGCGGATCGTCCTTGGCTTTCAAAAACTTGTCTACCAAGTCGGATAACTTCTCCCACGGCGAGTACAGGTGTGAAATCCAGAAGCCAGCCGTCCCGGCGAATGGCTTCCCGGATCGCCACTCCGCCTTTTCGCATGCCGCCCAGCGCTGTGCGTCATTCCATCGCCCCTTGCAGTGCTGGCATTGGTAATACGCAGATTCCGCCTGCTTCTCTGGCGGCAGGGTTTTATCCCACTTGACGCCATCGAAAAACCGCAGTACCTGAAACTCACCGCACTCAGGATGCGGACAGGCAACCCATGGCTTGCGCTCGTCGCTCGCCGCATACGCCTTGCCGATGCGGCTTCTCCCGGCAATCGTCGGAGAACATGCCAGAATGATCTTCCTGCGGCTGCCGAACGTAACCGTGCGCTGCCGCGCTAGGTAGATTGGGTCGCCCTCGCTGCCGGCGCTGGCGGGATATTTGTCCGGTTCGTCGCAAAACAAATACCGGATTGATCGGCGCGCCAGGTTTCCGGGGGAGATCGATCCAACCAGGGCCACCGAGCCACCCGGAAACTCTTTCTCCAGGATGGTGTTCGATGAATCGCGGCTGCGCGAGTCCGCCACTAGGCCGTGCAGCACGGGACAGTCCCGCACCATCGGCGCCAGCCGCTCGACCGAAAACGCTTTGGCATCCTTCTCCGCAGGCTGTACGATCAGCACCGGTCCGGGCTGCTCGGAGATGACGAATGCCAGCGCCGCCTGAATGAAAATAGTTTTGGTCAGTTGGGTTCCGCACATCAGAACTGTCGTTTCAACCCTGGGATCTGTGAATGAATCGAAGATTTCACGCTGCCATCCGTGTAAGCGAATGGGCCCCGTCCTGCTCGAATAGCGCGATGACAGGACGAAGTGTTGCTCTGCCCATTCTGATAGCTGCTGAGTCTCCTGCGGCTTCCACAACTCCAACCATGGCGCGAAAATCTCCGGCTCCGGACTCATCATGCATTGGCTTTGTATTCCGACATTTGGAAAAGCCCGCGGCGAACCTCGGCGCCGATCAGCTCCCGGCATCGGATGGGATCCGACTCATTTGCCAGGCGGTCTCCGAGCTCATCGCCAATCCGGCCGAAAATGTCCTTTGCCCGCAGAATCATTCCAGCCACCCAGGCGTTGACTTTGCCGATATCCACCAGTTCCCCCTGCTTGGCCCGTAACTCCAACCCTCGCAACCCAGCTAGGGCCGCTTCCTTCCGGGCCCGCTCCCGGCGAAAGTCCGGGTCGGCAGCGTCATCGCTGTCACCGTGGCCCGTTCGGTCCCCGCCGGCCACCGGGTCCAGTAACTGCGTCCGTCGCAGGTCGGCCTCGTTGGGATCAATCCGGCGCTGCTTCCCGTGTACCGGAATCAGCCCCTCGGTGATCTGCCGCACAATGATCTGGCGCGATAAACCGCACCGCCGGGCGTACTCCGCCTGGCTCACCAACTCCGGTTTTCTTGATTTCTTGACTGAACTTGCCATTCGGTACGCAGGGATGACGTGGCGCACACTAACACCACTCCCTATTTTTAGCTTGGCATGTTTCGCGGTATTTTATGCGGAGAAGCGTCCCGTTAGGAACGAAACGGCGGAATCATATATCCTGCTTACCGTTGATTGGTAAATCCCTAGCTTTTCACCGATCTCTGCCTGCGTGTAGCCGGCCAGGGCCAACTCGACAACGCGCCGTTTCCTGCGCGGCAGCGCATCCAACATCTTTTCAATCAGAATCTTTTTCTCAACCGCCTCGATGCCGCCGTCCGTTTTCGGCTCGGCCCCATCCAGCGGTACATCTCGGAACACGGTATCTCCTTTCGGTGTTCCGATCAGAACATGCCCTCCACCACCTGCCGAAAAACACGACAACGCCAGCGTGTGCCGCGGCCTGCCCGACAACCAGCCAACCGACAACCAAGTTTCAACTGCCGCCGCTAGCCCTTTTGTGTAACCATCCCACCCGCTCTGGTGTGCCCCTAGGAAGGACCCACACTAATGAACGCGGATGCTATTGGCGCCGCACCACTGGCGGCCGGATATGCGCCACGGTTGCCGGCGCCAATTGCGAGGTGGTCCTACTGGTACTATATCTAACATGGCGAACGTAAGGCGAAACGTCCCTTTGTCGACCTGTAATAGTCGTTGTATGAACGGTTTACAGGCGCATCAGGCCATGTTTTCAAATCATTGCAATAGTGCAGATAGACTGCAAACTGTTGCATTACAATGGTTTACATAGTACTATTGCAATGCTAAGCGGCTTGGCATAATATGATCCTGACGCGCAGAGCTCGCGTCATAACTCAACAGCAAGTGGGGTAGAAAATGAAGATCAACGAAGCATTCGCAAAGGTGGCAGAGCAGACCGAGAAGGCAGCAGAGCTTGCCAGGAACAAGGGCCTTTATGAAACTGCCGAAAAGCTACAGAAGCAAGCCGACAATTTTTGGGGCTTATATACTTCACTCCAGTACTAGTCTCTGGTCCTACCGCAAAATGTGACCAATGGTACTGCCGAATGTAGTTGACTCCAGCCCTGGAGTTGTGTATTATATAGGTGTAATAGAGGAATAGGGGAGACAAAATGATTCGTGAACAGTTTGACAGTCAGCGAGAGGCGACCGAGGCGGCGAAAAATATTTGCGCTCAATCCGGCTGCAAAACATTCGTTTATTGGTTTCCCCGCGCCATTCCGCGCCGGGGCGTAGTTGTAGATGCTGAGGGGGCAGTACAGTATCAGGGGCAGGAATGGGCGCAACTCATATTGGTATGCAACGTCAACGCGTAGGAGGATTAAATGGGAAAACTGAGAACGTGGATTGTGAAATGTCAGAATGGGTCCGAGAGGATTTATTTGCTGGAGCCAGAACTGTTCAAAACGGCTGACGAGGTTATCGAAAAACTTAACCGTACGTGGGGATTGTCGGCAGTTTTCGCAACCTGCCAAGTCGGGGATCGCCGGGAGGAAATCAAGGGAGCGGTTGATCGTATGTGCATGGCCCTGAACACGGAGTAATCTATGAGCAAATCCACAATCAGCACATTCGAACTGTTCGACATCTTCCCCGATGAGGAAACGGCGAGGCAGTACTTGGAGCTTCGCCTGTGGGCCGATGGCCCGATCTGCCCGGAGTGCAAGAGCGGCGCACGTATCACTTCGCGGAAAGTCGAACGCAAAGGGTACTACCTCTGCAACGCCTGTAAAGTGGAGTTCACTGTCCGAACCGCCACGATCTTTGAGCGGTCCCATGTTCAGCTCCATAAGTGGCTCTATGCCATGTACCTTGTTGTTACGGCTCGAAAGGGCATCTCTTCGATGCAACTGTCGAAGGAGATAGGCGTTACTCAAAAGACGGCTTGGTTCATGCTGGGCCGCCTGCGCGAAGCGTGCGGCAAAGACATGGACAAGCTGCGCGGACTGGTAGAAATTGATGAGACTTTCATCGGCGGTTTGGAGAGCAACAAGCATGAGTCCAAAAAGCTGAACATGGGACGCGGCTCCGTTGGCAAGACTGCTGTGCTCGGAATGCGTGAGCGAGGCGGTCGCACGAAGGCCATGCCGATCAAGAGCACGAGCATTGAAGAGATTCAATCTGCTATCCATGCCAATGTGGAGATCGGCTCTCACCTTTTTACCGATGAGCACGCGGCCTACAACGATTTGGACGGCCTGTTCTTTCGCGCCGACCGTGTGAACCATTCCGCGAATCAATACGTCAACGGGATGGCCAGCACGAACGGAATTGAGAGCGTGTGGGCGGTCCTGAAACGCGGGCTGAACGGCGTCTACCACCAAGTCAGCAAGAAACACCTTGGCCGCTACGTTGACGAATTCGCCTTTCGGCTGAATGCTGGCAAAGTCTCTCGGCACACGCTGGAGCGGCTGGACAGCTTTGTGGCCGCGATAGTCGGCAAGCGGATCACGTACAAAGAACTGACGGCGGAGGTCGGCCAATGAAGCGATTCCCGGAACTAGATCGAATCGTTGACAAGGTTTTGGCCTACCATCCGAAGCCGAAAACCAAGGCCGCGAAACGCCGCAATCGGAGAAAGGCTCGTGCTGCAAAGAAAGGTTAGTTGGAGTCATCTATATAAGTCCCCAATTTTTGGACTGCGGCACGATGCGGGGCCTAACCATTGCGCCTAGGGTCCGCCTATGCGGGCCACTAGCGGAGCGGTTCAGACCGTATCCATAACTCAACTAACCCATGAGAGGAAAAGACCAATGCTGAACAAACACAATCTAGACATCGCGCAGTTTGCCACGAAGGAGGCACGCTACACCATGCAGGCCATTCTGGTTGCCCCGCATGAGACCATCGTCACCGACGGCCATCGTCTGGTGCGGGTCTCGACTCCCGACATTCCGGCCGCGCAGTTCCCCAAGCCGGATGACACCTTCGCCGCATCCGACTCATTCAAACCTTTCTTACTCCCTGCCGAAACCGCGAAGGCTATCGCCAAGGCAGTCCCGCGAAAGACCATCATCGAAGCGTTGTCTTGCATCGCGGTCGATGGCGCCCGGACAGATGCAAACGGGACAGCGCACCTCGCGGTAACGGACCTGGAAACGTTCAACCCGTTCACAGTTCGCAAGCCGGATGGCCAATTCCCGAATTACATCGCCGTCGTTCCAGACCCAGCTAAGGCCGAGCTCACTATCTCGGTAAATGCGTCATACCTGGCCGAGCTCGCCAGGGCGGCCGCCAGTTTCCAGAAAGACGGGCGCCGTGACCCCGTTCTAACCATGCGGTTTTACGGGGTAGACAAAGCATTGCGCATGGATTGCGAAAAAGACGGGCAGCAATGGTCCGCTGTGCTCATGCCAATCCGCCATGAATCCGACCCGGAAAAGGTATGGGATCCGAATCGCAAGGCGCCGGATGCGGCTTCATTGGCTAACCAGGAACGGGAGAGGCAATTCCTGGCAGATGGTAGTATCGGCCACGTTACCCTTGATCCCGCGCGACTCGCCCGAACGGATGCGCCCGCGGCAATCGCCGCCTAAGCCGAAACGGGCCAGCATTCCGGGCCCGTCGCGTCGTAATGCGGCGCCTGATGATGGCTTTATCAGACAAACCGAATTCACCACTCGGAGGGGAAGACAATGTATCTCACAATCGAAGAAACAAAAGAGTTAATTGAATCCCGAAACCACGTTCGGGAAACCGTGCTCGCTCTGGAACTGTGCTTCCTGTGCGAGCGAGTCGCGGAATGCACCATCGGCACCTATGACGGCGGATCCGCCTGGCTGTGCTCCACTTGCGAAGGGAGGGCATAATGGCAAAGATCAGCAGAGATCAAGCAATCGCTCAATTGAATCGATCCAGCAAGCAAAACACGCTCCTGGCATTCGCTTGGCAATGCGAACGGGATCGTGAATGGGCACCCGTGCATTACTGGCAGGAATCGGCAGAATCCAGTTATGGGTTCTATGCTGCGCGCCTAGACTCCGCTCATGGCGGATTGCTCTCCGTCCGATTCCATCACGATGGCCAGAAAGACAACTCCGCGGTTTACTACCTCGACGACATCGCGTCATTGTTTCCCGTGTACGATGTCGACGGATTCGCTTATCACATTCGGGTGGCGGCCGAAACTGCCCAGCGGGCCCGCTATCGGGAATCCCTGGCCGAGTACCAGCAAACGGAGGTCGCCCATGTCTAACCTAGAACGTCTTGAGCGTCTCAAGAACTATCGGACCAGGTACGAGCTGGCGGCCATCCGGGGCGATCAGAAAATCCTCATCTCCTACACGAGTAGGCCGAATCGCCGCGGGATCTGGGATTCCCTATACGCTCGGGCGGCCGCCGTCGTTGCCTTGACTGGTGTCGATATCGCGAAACCTGCTGGTAAGTCATCCAAAGGGCTAATCATGGGCGATTGGTCTATCCGTTTCACTGGCCGAACCCAGCGAGAAGCGATCATCGGCGGCGAGCTGCCCTATGTCGGCACAATTCAGCAAGCGGAGGTGTTTTAGCCATGCATAGCAGACTAATCCGAACCGATCAGCACTATAGTGCTTTGATGTTTTTCAAATGGCACAAGCAAGTCTATGGAGCACGGCGCGCCTATTGGTACACGGTCCAGGAGTACGGATGGCCGGAATATCGGCGGCCAATTAGTTACTACCTCAGCATGTCGGATGCGCGCATCCGTTCGGTTCGACTTGTGCCGTTCTATCGACCAGCCTAGGTCGAAACGGGAAGCACTGCCTTAGCTTCCCGTCTGCTGGTCATGCCAGCACTGAAGAGACCGAAACAACGGAGGTACCCAGGAAGGCACTTAACATGTGCCTGACGTACCTCTGCGGGCACCTATGGGCTGATGGCCTTTGTGCTCCGCTCTACAGTGGAGGACCGCAAATCCCCTGGAATTTTTCAGGGATGGCTCTGGCGAAACCAGCAACAGTGGAGGCTCTGAAAACCTCAGCGATTTTCAAACGAGAGGAGAAAAACGATGTCACCAGCAGATTTAGGGATCGCGGCCGCCAAGCTCGATAACCTCCGCGAAAAACGGTTTATTGAGTGCGATGCGGAGTTAATTGCCGATGCTCTGGGGGATTTGCAAATCCAGATTTCCGAAGCATTCAACCATGCCCGCGCCGAGCAGCCGCCGGAGTCTATCTTAGGAGCAATTTCCGGCGCTGCTGAAAAGCTCAACCGTTTAACCGTGCTGCTCGTGATCCTGCGAGACAAGCGCATCTGAGAATGTTTCCGCGAACCGCTGACAAGCGGTAAGCGCATTTCGGGCGGTATGCCCGCCCAAGCCGCCAACCAGCGGCAGGAAAGGACAGAATACAATGTTTGGAACCAGAACACTCAATCGCCGGTGGAAACTCCGCTTCATCCCGAAAGATTCCACCGAGATCCAACACCCAGACGGCCTGGGCGTCGTCTACATCTGGACCGATCCGAAAACGCGCGCCTGTGGGATCGCCTACCGCGGCCGGGCGAATAAGCCGGATTGGAATTACACCTTCCGTGATTCCGCCCGCCGATCCGCTCACATCAATGAATGGTTTGACGGCCTGGAATCGCGCAAGCTCCAGGTCGCGGAGTGGAAAGCCAAACGCGCCGCCGACCGCGGCCGCCTCGACAAGGATTATTTCTCCGCCGCCGAAACCGCCGTTTTCGTTCGCAAAGCTCTGAAGGCTGCGTTTCCGGCCGTCAAGTTCTCGGTTACTTCCGACACCTATTCCGGCGGCGCCTCCGTGGATGTCCGCTGGACCGATGGTCCGCTCACGGAGGATGTCGACGCCATCTGCAATCTTTTCGAGGGCGCCGGGTTTGACGGCATGATTGACCTGAAGTACAGCAATAGCCATTGGCTGCTACCGAACGGGACAATTTATTTCGCGGCAACTCAGGGAACACAGGGAAGCCGCGGAACGGTCCCGGCTTGCAAAACGGAAAAGCCGCATCCCGACGCGCGATTGGTTCATCTGGGCGCCGACTTCGTACAGGCACAGCGGCATGAGTCCTGCGAGCTCATCCTAGCAGCCGCGCGGTACGTGGCCGAAAAGTGCCAACTGCCGGAGCTCCCCATTGACGAGCATGGTTGTCCTAGTGGAGCCGATGCGCAGATGCGAGTCCCTTATCGGTTGTATGTTCTGCCTGGTGCTCCACTTTCGGAGCGTGAAATAGTTGGCACTGACGAGGGGGAATGGTTCGGTCACCTGGTCTGCCAAGTTGCGCGGTGTCTGCCGGTGGACATCCTAACCGGAAAGGCGGTGGCCTAATGGAGCCAAACATCCGAAAACTGAACAAGTCCGACTCGAAGCGTATCCAGTGCGGAGATTCCTACAACACGGAGCTGCGGCGGAGGGAGCCGCTGGCGGCGCTCCAGGCGATGCACAAGCATTTTATCACTTAGAGCTTTGCCAATATGGGCGGAGAAGCGGAGCGCATTGAGAAGTTGTCAATAACTGCTATCGCCCGCGCCAGGGCGCGGGGCGCATTATCACAAGGATTGTTATGACGTTAGTGATGGGGAGGAGTGCCATGACTGAACCAAAGCTGAATATCACGGTTGAGGAGTTGGCGCGATTTATCTTGCAACGCGCCTTTCACGGCTCTTTGTCGCTCGTTCCTGCAGTCCTGCGGCCACATCAAGCTAAGTCCAATTGGGCGGAGGCTCTCCGCATCGCCCGCCGGATGCTGGCGTCGGATGCGCTGTACGAGGCGCTGACGAATACTAGGACCATCGTGCAGGCTCTAAAAGATTCCTACGAGGAGACTTTGGGGGAATCATATCCTTCTGAGGTGTTGGGGCAAACAGACGAAGCCCTGGCCCTGGCCGACGGGCGAGAGGGCGGCGGAATGACCATCACGCAGGACAAGAGCACGGCGCGACCGATGCCAGACGGCCCGAAGGTCCAGTGCGACAACTGCGGCCGGACATACCCGGAAGGGACTCTGACAAGACGCGACTCGGCCACGAGCGGGCCCGCTTGGGACTGTCCGCATTGCGGCGAGCTCTGCTTCCCGGTGGAAAGGGTTGCGGAATGAAAACCCAAACACTATATTTCAAAGAAGGCGGTTCCGACAAAATCTACACCGCCAAAGTGGAGGATGATGGGACCGTGCTCACGTCCTGGGGACGCCGCGGCGGTCCGCAACAATCGCAATCCTTCGGCCCTCTGCCGATCCCGGAGGCCGAAAAGCTGTATGACAAAAAGGTCAAGGAGAAGCTGTCAAAAGGATATCAGCCTGGAGAGGCTGGCCTGGAGCTGGTCCGCAACGGAACCACCGCGCCAGTCAACGTACCGCGACCCATGCTGCTCAATGAGATCGACCGCGATGAAGTGGAGCGGCTCATCCGGGATCCGGCCTGGTGGATGCAGGAAAAGTTCGACGGGTGCCGGATTCTCCTGGAACGTAATGGCGACGCCGTTACCGCATGGAGCCGGACCGGGAAGCCGTGCGCCGCCCTTCCGGGCGCGATAGTGGAGGCGGCGCTGACCATTCCTGCCGAGCGATTTCTGATCGACGGCGAGATCATCGGCGATACGGTTTGGGCCTTCGACCTAATTCCTGGAGCAACCAATATCCCGGACTGGGCATACGAGCTTCGCTGGATTCGATTGTCCGGACTCCTGCTGCGCTCCCCTGAATTTCCCGCAATACGGCTGGTGCCTACCGCCCGGACGGAAAAAGAAAAGGCTGCGATGTTGGAACGAATCCAATCCAACGGCGACGAGGGCGTGGTCCTGAAAGATTCCAGCGCCCCGTATACTCCCGACCGTCCCAGCTCCGGCGGTCCCGCTCTCAAGTTCAAGTTCTTCAAAACCGCTTCCGTCATAGTGGAGGCGGCCAATACCCAGCGGAGCGTCAACGTCAAGGCCGTCTGCGGAACGCCGCTGGGCAGAGTAACCATACCGCCGAACTATCCCGTGCCAGCCGTTGGCGCGGTCTGTGAAGTTCGGTATCTGGCCATCCATCGCGGCGGCTCGCTCATCCAGCCCGTCTACCTTGGAGAAAGGAGCGACATACCGGCGGAGGAATGTACCATCGACCAGTTGCAATTCAGGTTCACAGTGGAGGCGTGAAAAACCTCCGGAAATTGTTTGGCTTTGCTCGCTCTGCCACAGGGCGAGGCATCCGGTTCCCCGCAGGGTTATCTTTTCCTAGCCCTGGGGAAGGTCCAGTTGGTCACTGGTGGCCGCTACCCAACGCGGCCATGAGACAAGGCCCGGTGCGTCAATCCGGGCCACGCGGGAGGTGTCAGGAGCCTTGAACGAAGCTGTCCGAGAATACTTTCGCCGGATCGGGTGCAAAGGCGGTAAATCTCGCGCCCGCAAGCAGACTCGCGCCCAGCGCAGGAACCTCGCACTCGCCGGCGGGCGAGCTTCGCGGTCTCGGTTTTGTGGCATGGCAGGCAAAGCGTTCGGAGGTTTGAATGTTTGATTGGGTCGCCGCCTTCGATGATCGGAACGATATGATCGCACTCGAACGCATCCCGCGATTCAGTGGTTTGTTTCGGCCAGAGGCTCTACCCAGCACGCCCGTGAACTTTCGGCGCCCTGCGGCGATGCCCGGTCGCGACCAGATCCGCACCGCAAATCTGGCAGCGCCCGCTATCCCGCTCGAACACGTCGCGGCGAATCAGTTCCCAGCGCGCCGCCCGTTGCGCCGCCCACATACAAGATTCGCTGCACCAACTCGACCGCCTGGGTGACAGCGGCTCACGGCAGCTCCGGCAAACCTTGTGTCCCAGCCGGTCAAACACTACCGGCCAGACTTCTAGGAACTTCGGGAACCTCTTGGTATCAGCCATAGTGGAGCCGCGCGATACTTCAACAGTGGAGCTCGCTAAATCCCCCGGAAAATTTCATGCTGTTTCTGCGTTGGCCACGGCCTCCGGCTGTTCCTGAATTCCAGCCAATCTGCGCTTGTACCACTCCGGAAACCCCCGCGTTGCCTGCCGCTCGATGTGCGGCCATGCCCACCGGAACAGCAACGCCCGGATCTCGGCGCCGCACTCTTCCTGGATATCCCTTTTAATCTCGGCGATCAGTGGGCCGATGTCCTGTGGTGCCATCTGTAACTGCCCCGCATCCCGGCGATGCTGCACCGCTTTGGCCCAACGCCCCTCGGAGGAATACCGCTCGCCCAGTTGCTGTAGAATGTCTCCGCTCGCCGGGTTCGATCTCTTCCACTCCTTGCCGTGAACCTCCTTAAATCGCTCCGAGACGAATTTCGCCATGAGTAACTTCTTGTCAGGTCCGAACAGGTTCCCGGCCAGCGGCTTGATGACCACGCCCTCGATCTTAGTTCCACCGAGAACGCTTTCCCGCTCCAGCCAGCCGTCCAGCATCGATGCGTCTGCCATCCCGCGAAACAGCTCTGGCACCACATCCATGCCCAGCCGCTCGGCTTCTTCCAGAATAGATTCACGGCTGGCATATTCCTCGTGCCCAGTGTTCACGTCGAACAGAATTACGTGACGCCGAGGGACGCCGCCGTAAGCCAGCGTGTTATGCTTCGGGGTTCGCAGGTACTCCCCGCGATACGTCCAACCAGGCACCAGGATGTCCTTGATCTGTTTCACCTGCTCGACCGCAGCGGAGAACATTTTCACTGTGGCGTCAGGGTCCAGCTCCTGTCCCTTGCTGCGCAACAGCAGCGTCCCGTCCCACGAAACCCCGAACGAGAACTGGCTGCCATCCACCTTCTCCTCGACCCGCACCGGATGCTCCAGCAGGCCGGCAACGGCTCGATGTCCAAGAGCGTAAATCGACGGGTAACTGTGCCAGCTATCCATCATGTAGATTCCTCCCGAACCAGCAGCCCGAATTCTACATTGGCCTTGCCGGTGATGTTGAACCTGCCGATGCACCTCAGATGTATTACTGAGTACATCCCATCGGCATCATTGGCAGTCTCGATTCTGAATCCCAGGACGCATCCCTTCAGGTCGATCTCGGAGCCATCTTCGCGTTGTAGAAATATCCTGGCTGCGCGAAGGCTCGGCTCATTGCATTCGATTCGAACTATCGGGTAAGTTTTTGTCATGCCGCCATCCTCCCGGCTAACAGTAATTTCGCTCGATATATTTCCACGCGCCGCTGCATCTCGTCCCCCAGGATCGGCCAGATCTGCGGATCAAATACGTCATTGTGCCCCTTGGAGCTTACCGGCATGTGTTCCTGCTTATTATAGTTAATAATGATCTGCCCGTCCGCCTCTCGGCTCGGGCCGGTGTAGCCCCGCGCGCCCATGTCGCCCCAGGGATGTAGCGGCAGCCACCGCGCCACCCGCACCGCCAAGTCGGACGGCGAGTGCCACACGTGGATGACTTTGACGTCGAGCGGGAATTTGGCGTCGGAATCCAGCGCCGGGTTGATGAGCACCAGTTGCGCGAACCGCGCCCCCTTCCAGCAGGCTTTCCGCAGCACGTTGCAGCCGTCCGAATGCCCCCAGCCCACCGCTCCCGGAGGCGTCAGCGCCGCAATCGCTTCCGCGATGTTGCCGTCGCATAGCCGCACTCGCACGAAATACCGCCGCGCAGTCGCCGCCAAGTACGTGGCCCAGCCGCGCGATTCCAGCAGCGGCATTACCTGCTCGGTCCATGGCCGCGCCGCGGTCGCAAAACCCGGTACGCAAATGGCCGTCCGGCGCCGCTCAATCATAGACGGGCGAACAGCCCTTGTTGACCGTGACATTAGCCTCCGCACCGGTCACCGTAAATATGCCTATTTTCGCCTTCGCCAGTTCCCGCTGCAGTTCCGCGACATTAGCCTCCAGGTCCCGCACCTTCAACTCTGCCGGCCGGATCACGTGTTCCTCCAGGAAATTTAATCGGAGATGATATCCGCACTGGCCTCTGGCTTCCTGGCATAGCGGACAAACCGCCGCGCCGTCCGTGCGATAATTCCACGCTATGGCTCTCGCAAGAAGTGCTGCGCCTTTCTGGCGTTCTTCCAGCAGGCGGCCCAAGCGCCGCACCTCAGCCTCCGCATCGTTCCGCGCGGCCACCGCCCGGGCATATACGTCCGCCGGGATCGTGAACATCTTCAGGCCGTCAAGCACACCCGGCTTCCGACGCCCGGAAAAGATTCCCATGCTATTTTCTCCCTTCACTTCTGCGAAACATTCCCGCACCGGTGCGCCAGCGCCCGCAGCGCTAGCTCTGTCTCGATACCGAGCAACTCGCAGCAACGGTCCGGAGTCAGACCAGTTCCGGTTGCGGCCGGCTCGTTGAACAGCCATTCCCTCGCCGCCCGGCTGAACGACGCCTGCGGATCTCCGGCATCGTCCACCGCCTGCAGGAGCATCGCCAGCGGCAGACTCACCGCCGCACCGGCTCGCCACTTGTGGATTACCGCTCGCTGCATGACGACGATTCTGCAACGATAGGGGAGCAGCCGACAAAAACGCGACAGGGCATTTAATCACCGTTCTTGTTTCCGGCTAGAACTGCGTATCTGGAGTCTCTCGCACGCCAGCCCAAGCTTCAACGGAGGTAGAAATTCCAGCTTCTATATATGTTAAGACATAGGACCGCCCGGATGCATCCGGGATCTCCACTTTGGCCTTAGTGTCCAAACATAATCCCCGTGCTAAATCCACCGCGTTTGGGATATTGTCCCCTGGATCAAGCTGGATAATTTTGGGACCTATATACTTAACTCCCAACGAGACCTCTAGCCTTTTTGGAGTTCGGCTACTCCGTGGAGCAAATAAAAAAACCGATACGTATGGCAGACAAGACACTCTACCCAGTAGCCGGATCGCGGAAATTGGGAACGTGGCCGATCTTCGAAGGCGCGCACCATAGCGCACGTCTCGCACACTGCGAGACGCAAGATTTGTCCGTCGTAGACATGCAGCGCCGGATGGCACTGATGAGGGGACGGATGTACAGCAGCCGATCCAATGTGGGGCGGCGTTGGGTTTTTAGGTACACGCCCCCTAGGTTGATAGCCTCGTCTCATTTCAGCCTCCTGTGGACTAAAGCGCCAGTTCCCCATAGATCGGGGCGAGCGAAATTGAGAGCGTTCCGTAGGTCTTCTTGCCATCAGTGAAGCTGGCGTGGCCAGCCCCGTCCAATTTCACAAGCACACCCTCCCCAAGAAACTGAGACACGAGAGATTGCAGGTGTGGTTTCGCATCGTCAAACTCTGCCTTGGATTGCCCTTCCATTTTTTGGCTGTATTCCTCTAGCTTTTCGTTGATCTTCTCAGGCTTGCCGATCAGTGTGATGCTCCAACTCATGTTTGTATCCTTTCATTTCTTCCCACGGGAGTTAAGTATATAAGTCCCTAATTTTTCATGGCTTCCTCTCCCACGTTTCCGGCCTTTGGTTCGGGTCGTAAACTACGATTGGACGGATATTCTCCATCTCGTGCATCGTAGCGGCTAGAAGTGCCGCTGCCCGTATGTCTGACGGTGTAATGTTCTCGCCTCCATCAGATTTGAGCAACGCACGGAACTGATCGGTGAGTGCGTGGAAAAATGGGTCCTGTAGGTATCGTTGATGCGCTGTCATCATGGCTTCCTCGTCTTCTCCTTCTTCTCGAACAAGCCCGCCTGGCGCCGCAACAGGTCCGGCCAGAAATACCGGATCCAGCCGCCCAGCGGCCGTACCGAGCGCACCTGGCCGGCGCGGGCCTTGCGCTCCAGCGTCCTCACCGAGCAGCCCGCCAGCCGCGCCGCAGCTCCAGCCCGCATGTAATCACCGAGATTGTTTTCGCTCATCAATTCGGCCCTCCTTCAAGGCTCGTTCGACAGCAGCCTTGGCTGCTTTCTTGTTCCGGCGCTCCAAGTCCACGAACGCCATACAGGTTGGCTTGCACGCTATTCCTCCTTGGCCGCGTCGGTGGCTGGGGCATCTCCCATCGCAAGATCAATCGCCGCCCTGCCCTGTTTTCCTAGAGCGATCGCACCAAACAATTTCACGGTTTTAGCGTCGGTTTTGGTATCATCGCCAAGTGACAGAATATCCATCACCCAATCAAGTCGCTCAGTATCATTTAGCATCGTGCGTCTCCTTCCCTTGCACGGCTGGGCTGGCGGGTTGCTCCGCTTCACGCTTAGCCCGCTCTCGTTTCCACGGAATTAACGGGAGAGGGCGCATTGAACAGTTACCACGCACGCAGCCCTTCTCAATTGAATCCTGAAGAGGCCAGCCGCACCATGCACACCTTGTCTCGTCATCGTCTTCTATTTTCGCAGGCGCAGCCGGGGCGGGACGCTGGAGGGCGCGAATATTTACTGCGGCGCACATTCCGCGATACCGTCGCGTTCCATCTCCCTCGGTTATGTAGTGGCGAAGACCTTGCCCCTCTAACATCGTTGCGAAGTCTCCACGGCGACACGCTGGACATACCTCCTTCGCCGCCGCCTCCACCCCCTCGTTGAACGTCCCCACCGCCTCCAGTTCCGCGACCCGTGCCTGGGCGGAGCCTGCCCGCTCATGACACTTATTCAAGGCGTCCAAAAAGGTTTCTGAAAGAGTGATAGCGTTGTCCTTCGAGAGGGCATAGTCGCGCCATGCCTCTGCCCATTCTACTGTTGAAACATCGTCAGGGGTCATCCATCGCTCAATCGGTGGCCGCTCGCTCATCCCCGATCTCCTCCCTCGACGCCCAGGGCGCGCAGGGCCATCTGTAATCCTAGCGCCACTCCTGGCTTCAGATAGGGGTTCTTCAACTTCTTCTGTATCGCGGCGATGGCCGCTGGCAGACGGCAGGTGGAAGCGTTGCAGATATATCCGATACCTTCGCAGTGGCCGCAGGAACTCACGCCCCTAGAAGTTGAGTAGCTTCCCGCCCCGTCGCAGTTCGGACACATCGTTCTGCCGCACCCGCACGTTTCATTCGCCATCGCTATCCTCACTCTCAAGATCGTTCACCAATGCGTCCCACTTGGCTTTGCCACAAGTGCATATTTCTGGCCGAGAGAAGTCCAAGCGGCCTTCGCAGTCGGCATTGTGGTACTGAAAGTGGGCCTGCCCCGCCTTCACCATGGCGCGGTAGGCTGCGATTAGGTGATGAACGTCTTTAGCGAAGCTCTCGATTCCAGGGGCACCGCCGCCGATGATTGAAGTGGCGTGATGCTGCATGTGATCCAGTTTCTTCTCGCTGATCCGCTCAGTCTTTGTCATGCGCTCCCCCCCCCCTAACGTATCCGCGTTACCTTCCACTGCACTTGATGGTAGCCAATCTTGACCATCCGAATCCGGTTCCACTTCAACCGTTCGATTCCCTCTGCTAACTCCGAGCCAAACGTGGCTATGTAAGGATCGATGCACTCCTGATCCCTCTCTACGCCAGTCGAACCGGAGTATCGCAAACCATCCAGTGCCTTGTACTCTGAGCGCGTCAGCCTTCCGAGGATCACGGAATCACGGCCCTGCACAAAGTCTCTGGCATCTCGTCCGACTTCGGCATGGCTACCTTTCTTGCGTGAGATGTAGATGACCGTCATTGATTTCTCTTCCCCCATCTCTGACGCCGCAATCTGCGCCGCAACACTTGGGACCACGCGCGATATTCTACTTGACGCACGGTAATAATCATGGCATACTATCTGTATGGTTAATGTTTCTTTCTCTTCTTTGCTTTCGGCTTCTCGCGGTTTAGCTCCGCAAGCACCTGTTTCAAGGCCTTCCGTACAGGTGTCGGAAATAACTTCCGAACTAATTCCTTGTCCGTCATCTCTGACACTGGTTTTTTTCGTCTAGGCATGGAGAACAATCCTATGGTTTCTAAACAAATGACTTTGCCGATCCTGATGGAAGCGTTTGATACGGATGAAGAGTGCCGTGCCGCGCTGGAAGGTTTGAGATGGCCCGATGGCGTGCGGTGCCTGCGGTGCGACTCCGACAAAATCTCGCGCATTGCTACGCGCAAGCAGTTCGATTGCGACTCTTGCCGCTACCGCTTCTCTGTTACGACTGCCACGATCTTTCACGATTCTCACTTGCCTCTGCCGAAGTGGTTTATGGCGATTCTCCTGATGTGCGAAGCGAAGAAAGGAATTTCCGCGAATCAGATGAAGCGCACACTTGGCGTGGCGATGAAAACAGCGTGGTATCTCTGCCATCGCATCCGCGAATCCATGAACGAAATGAATCCAACGCCACTTGAGGGAACGATAGAAGTTGACGAGACATACATTGGCGGCAAGGCGCATGGAGTTGGGCGCGGTAATTATCGCGATAGCAAAGCAATGGTCCTTGCGGCACTCCAGCGCAAAGGTGATCTCCGGATTACGACTGGCCAGAGAAATGATCGTGAAACCCTGCACGGCTTCATCCGCAAGAATGCCCCGAACCCATCCCGCATAATGACGGATGAGTGGCAAGCCTACAGAGGAATTGCGGATCACGATACGACGCATGAAACCGTCCAGCACAGCGCGAAAGAATACGTTCGTGGAGACGTGCATACTAACAGCGTCGAAGGCGCATTCGGCTTGTTCAAGCGTTCGATTGTTGGCTCTTTCCATCAAGTGTCCCACAAGCACCTTGACCGCTACTTAGATGAATTTGAATTCCGCTATAACAACCGGAGGAATCCTTACCTCTTCCGCGATACCCTGATGAAGTTGGTTTCAGCACCAAAAATGGAATACAAGGAACTAATCGCGTAATACATGGAACTCTCCTAGTTGACAATTAACTATTCCGCTCAATTCTTGGCGCGTAAGCGTAAAGTCTTGTATGAATCTTCGTATTCCGCCAATTTCACCAAAATATAGAAATACTGGAACGATTTTCCCGGGGAGTACAAAGTCTCGCACTGCACAAACAATTTGGGCGCGCTCATTTTTCATTTCTGCAATCCACACTCGCCTTTCAGCGGTTTGCTGTGCTGCAAGAATTGCGATGGACTCCGGATGAAATGAAAGAAGAAAGCGTGGTATTCCCAGCTCTAGCCGCACATCCTTTGCCGCCCTATTCCCGACATTCACAAATCTAATGTATTCAATCACCCCAAAAGTTATTTCAAATACTACCCGTGGACAATCAGTTAGGGACTCGGCGGCAAGTTCGTTCGCGAGCAACGAGCCGTCCGTGAAACCCAAAGCTCCAGACGGTTGCGAAGAAATAGATTTACCTAAATCTAAAGCCGTAACTTCCTCACGTGGCCTGCTGATGATGCCATAAATGGCGACTGCCCCCGCCAACGCCCAGAACACGAGAACCAAGGGCGTGATGCGGAAGCCCTGCCCAGCGGTTAGGCCAAATCCAATCAAAGCTAAGACCACCGTAACAATCCACTCTGCCTTCGACATGACGCAAGTCTACGCTTTTTTGACCGTGCGTCAAGTAGACTAACGCGGGACCACGAAGCGAAGCAGATCACACCCAACAATACTATTAGACAGATCGCCCCGCCGACGAACGCGCCAAGAACCGCGTCTCCATCTGACCAGAAGGCGGCGTGCCAACGGAGGTAGAACTTTCCTGACCTCATGGCTTCGGCCTCCGCGCAAGCGCATCCCTTCCAGCGGGCGTAATGTTGTAACGTGAGGTTGGGAACTCATACTTCCCGTCGATGAGTTTTCTATCCCACAAAGCGTAGAACGTATTCAAGGATAACTTGGCGGTTTCTCCGCCGTGTCCCGCGCCGCCCTTTTGAAGCCATGACCCATTGTTATTCATTAAGATCGACTTCCCGATCTCCCAGCCATTGGCCAGCTTCATAAGTACATCGCGCTGTGTGGTGGATAGTTTCGTAGACTTCATGGCTTCCCCTTCATCGCGGCCTGGAACTCGCGGGCCAGCTTTACGATCCCATGCCAGCTTGATCCAAGCCGCTTGTTGTCTCCCGTTTCGATGGAACGGGCCAGCACCGCCTCGGCCAGCCGTTGCTGGCGAACTATTGGCTCCGCGCACGCTTGCCCTGTATATCGGATGCCCGACGTTGCTAGACGCCTCGCGTAGTCGTTTCTAGCGAACCCGGTCGCTTGCGTGCTATCCACAAAGTCTAGGGACGTAGGAGCCAATCCTTTCTGCCCCACAGGGCAATCTTTCGGGCGGTGGCCCCTCGCGCAGGCAGGTCATGATTTGCTCGCTCATCGCCGTTCCTCATCCTCTGAATCTTCGCCCATGTTACGGAACGAGCTGTACTTGTCCAGCCAAGCCAGTTCCACCACCCCGCGCGGACCATTGCGCTGCTTCTCGACAATCACCTCGGCGCGTCCGCGATTCTCCTCCGTAGGTTTCACCATCTCCTCCCGAAAGAGCAAAATCACGACATCGGCGTCCTGCTCGATCTGGCCGCTTTCACGCAGATCCGAGAGCCGCGGCCGCCCGCCACGCTCCTCCGGGGCCCGGTTCAACTGCGAGATGGCTATCACCCCGAGAAATGTTGGAGATTTCCTGCTGCCGGTTTTCCTCTCGCGCGCCGCGGCCAGCGGTTCTCGATGTCCCCCCGCCGGACATCAACTGCATGTAATCCACAATCACCAATCCCAACCCTTTTTCCGCCTGTAACCGCCTTGATCTGGCGCGAATCTCCAGCACCGTCGGGTCCGAGGAGTCGTCTAAATACAGCGGCGCTTCCGCAAACCGGCCCAATGACGCCGCCAGCCGCGCCCAATCCTCCCGCGATGCGAACCCAGAGCGCAGCCGGTGCGCATCCACGTCCGCCTCTGCGCATAGCATCCGCACCAGCACCGACCGCCGCGACATCTCCAGCGAGAAGATCGCCACCGTCGCGCCGCCGCGCAGCGCCGCGTGCCGGGCAATGTCCATCGCAAGCGCCGACTTCCCGACGCTGGGACGCGCCGCAATCACAATCAGATCGGACGGTTGCAGCCCCTGCGTCATGCTGTCCAAATGCCGGAATCCGGTCGACAGCCCCGCCACATCGCCGCCGCTCCCGGCAATCGCCTCGATGGTCTCGAAGTCAGTCTTGAAAATCTCCGCCAGATGCAGCAGTCGGCCACGCTCGCGCGCCTGGCCAATGCCCAGAATCGCGGCTTGGGCCGCATCCAGCACCGCTGCGGCATCGGCTTCCGGGTCCAGGGCTCGCTCGGCAATGGTATTCGCCGCATGGATGGTTCTCCGCAACAGCGCTTTGTCCTTCACGATCTTGGTGTAGTGCTCGATGTTGGCGAATCGCGGCATCCCGTCCGTGAGCGAGGCAACGTAACTAGCGCCGCCCACCTGTTGGATCTGCTCGCCCGCCATGAGCGCCTCAGACAGCGTCACCAGGTCTGCCGGCGTGTTGGCCTCCGCGAGTGTTAGAATCGCGTGATAGATTTTACGATTGGAGTCCAGATAGAAGTCGTCGACGGCCAGCGCCTCGGCCGCCTGCGGGAGCACCGCGTTATCCAGTAACACCGCTCCCAGCACTGCCCGTTCCGCCTCCACGCTGGCCGGCATGGATCTCATCTTGGGAACTCCCTCACCCTCAAATCCTCCGAAACTCGATTGCCCACACCCAGGGATTACTTGCCCATCCGTGGCCGCGCTTCAAGTTCAGTGAGTCCCAAAGATGCGAGAATGATGCCTTCGCGGTTGAAAACACATCCGAGTAATCGTGCCTCCAGCCGTGGTGATTGATTGGCCTGCCATCAAAGAACATGGCACCTTCTGCAATCGCATCCTCCCCCGTGATCTCCGACAACCGTTCGACGCGCACCGCTGTTATCTCCAGTGTGATGCGACTCGCCCAGCGCGGCATGAATATGGACGGCCGTCGTTTCCATCCCCACTCTTTCAGGTATTGCTCTTGCGGGTCGTTGTCAGCGGAGTACCAGTATTTCGGCCACGTATCCGCGCCGTCGCGCAGTCTCTTGTCTGTCAGCGTCGGTGGCTCCCATCCTGTCTCACGCACCCAAAGCCGGTCTCCTGGGTTACCCAATCGACATCTAATCATCTTTCCGTGATACGGGTTATGCTCGGTCAACACAACCCACTTCGGTTCGCCACCCACCGGCGTTTTAATCACATCCAGCGGCTGTGGCTTCAGTGCCCGCCGGGTTTGCGTCTTGCGCCCTTCGAGGATGGCCCGCACCATCGAACCACTGAATAAAATTGGCCGTTCCTTCACTCCTCCTGCCATTTGCCCTCCACGGCACTGATTCCCATTTCCATGCCCGATTCCCCTTCCCGACCGCCGGGAAGCGCGTAACCCGCTTTCCAGGCCGCAAGAAGCTAGTATCCACGCGGCTCCATTGACTATTCCCAGGCGGAAAATACACCCTCACGGATCCCAGGGTTCGATTCCTCCTCCTTTTTCGATTTGCTCCCGCACCCAGATACCAACTGTCTCTTGAAATACCATGCCGCCTTGTGCCGCGAAGGTGTCCATCGCCAGGTAGGCATGGCGTCCGCCTTCGGTCTGAAGATGAAGCGATTGCAGGCCGTTTTCGACCAGCAATTCGATGTTATCCAGCTTGGTGATTAGCACGTTCCCTCCTCACACCCGCATCGGCATCACGACATACCGCCCGGAATCGTCCCCGGCAATGCGGAACTCCGCCGCCGACTGCTCGTCCTTGATCCGCACTTCCACGCGCTGCTCTGGAACGCCGTCCCGTCCGGCATTCGGATTGTGGTTGGCTTCCAGAAAGTCGCTGACGTATTTCCAGTTGAATCCAATCTCGGCGGGCTTGCCGGAGTATTCGGCTTCCAGCGGCACGGTAGCCTCGAATGCCTCGCCATGCGCATGGATCGTCAACTCGCCCGTCGCGACAGAAAACTTCACCGCGCAACTCCGCTCGTTGGAAAACATCCCCGCAAGGCGCAGCCCGGAGCGCAGCGCCTCCAGCGGCGTCGTGGCTACCAGCCCATTCGACTTCGGTAGCACCGCTTCATACGCCGGAAACTGCCCGGGCAGTTTGCGCGACAGCAACTCCCGATGCCCGATCGAGAAGCCCAGATGATTCTCATCGGAGCCGAAGCGGAGTTTCTCGTCTGGATCCGTGTTATCGCCCAGGATCGCGAGCAGCCTCGCCGCCGCCCTGGCCGGCAGCAGCGCGCGCAGCTCCGCACCTTCGTAAGCCGCGCGGGCCCAGCTCAGGCGGTGGCCGTCGGTGGCCACCATCACGAGCCCGGATTGATCCACCGTCAGCAACGCCGCGTTCATGGTGTATCGAGAGGCTTCCGTAGAAATGGCAAACACCACCCGCCCGATCAGCCCGGCAAATACGTCTGGACTGAACTCATGCGTGGCCGGCGGCATCTCCGGCGGTTTAGGAAATTGCTCGCAGTCGAGCCCGCTGAGACGCACGCGATCTTTGTCGGCAGAAAGATTGAACTGCCGCCCATCGCCTTTCTGTGATTTGACGTGGATGAGGTCGCCGGAAACCGTCGCGACGTACTGCGCCAGTTTCTTGCCCGGCAGGCAGCAGCTCCCCTCCGCGCGCACCTCCGCGGGACACGTCGCTCGCAGCGCAATCTCCAGGTCCGTGGCGCGCAACTCGATCTTGCCTTTGGCGGCGTTGATGAAAATATTGCCCAGCGCCGGGATGGTGGTTTTGTTTTCCAGCACCCCAGAGAGCAGTTTCAACTCGCGTAACAGGTCGTCTCGCTTGACTGTGAATTCCATTCCAATAACTCCTTTTGAACTTGCGATGTTCGCTTCTTTGCCAAATCGTGATACTCCGGCTTCAGGTCCATGCACACCATCTGGACGCTTTCAGATGCAAGCGGGATTTGCCTTGCATCAGCCCGGATGAGTAAACCGCTCACCGTACCGATTCTCCTCTCTCGATGAATGATCCATGCCCGCAATCTCCACGAGCGGAAGTGATGTCTGCTCCACAACATTTGCAGTACCGCCGAACGATAAACCCAGATCCTTCCAACATCGCCCAGACTCGGCGAGCAATGAAACACGGCAAGCCGGGATGAAGCGGATAATCACAATGAAAACAGGAGCGCAGCGGGGCGGCATTGATTCCGGCAAGCCAACCTTCGACCGGGCGCCCGGTCGACTTGTATTCCGACGACGGCCATGACAGCTCTGATTTACCGGAGGAAAGAGACTGGCCTATTATGATTTTCAGCACAGTGGCGCGCCTCCCGTATTCCCGCTCGGGATATACCCGTCGCCGGCAAAAACCGGCGGCAACGATTCCGGCGTCTCGCACAGCTCGCACAACCGCTCCCGATCCGAGAGCACCCGCACAACGCATTCCCGTCCGCAATTCGTGCAATTGCCGTACACCCATCGCATCGTATTTGCCGGCATCAACTTGCCCTCCGCATCGCTTGGTTTAATTTCCGGTCCAGCCGCTCGACCACATCGTCCACCGAAGTCGCGAACAGCGCCACGCCGCCGTTGCGCTCGATCATTTCCAGGAACCCGCGCTGCCGCTCGATATGCTCCCAGGCGGGATTGATCCGGCCCTTGTTTTTACCGCGCGTCAGCAACTGCGGCGGACGCAGCGCGCCCGGCCGCTTGACTTCAATCTCCAGGCGGCGCCCGTCCGGCAGGATCCCGGTAATATCCGCCTGCCCGGTGATCCCAAACTTCGTGAAATAGTTCTTGCCTTTGTAGGACGATTGCATCGCACCGGCATTCTGCCGCCAGGCGGAGATGCCGCGCGCCTTCAGGTATTCCTCGATCGCCTTCTGGATATCGTGCTCGCTGGATTCCGGCGGCTTCAACGCGAACCCACGCCTCGGCGCCACCTTGCGGCACTGCCGCACCACCCGCAATCTGACTTGCGCTCTCATGTGGCACGATCCTTCAGGAATATTTTCATTTCCGCGCGCAGGGCGTCCAGTGTGCGCGGCTTCAAACTGTACGGCAGATACAGTGGATGCAGCGGCTCCGGCTCGTCCGCATTCTGAGAAACCGCCAGAGCATGGAGTTCCACGGGCAGCTTGTGCAACAGCCGCTCGACAGCCTCGCCGCGGTTGCGATGCGCCCGAGCGCTGCCCCAGGCGCAGACAATCAAGTCGGCTTCCAGCGCCGCCTGTTCTATGGCGGCGTCATTGCCGGGACCAATCGGATCGGAGTCTATCCCGAGCACTCCCGGATCGGTTGACCGCAAGGCATACAGATTCGTAACAATCAGTTTCCCGTAACCACAATCGTCTGCCCGGCGCTGGCATCGCTCGACAGTGGGATCGTTCTTCTCGGCATCGGCCGTCGACGGATTCAGCATGATGAAATTACAGATCGGGCCTTCGCGCCAGCGGCGAAACAGGCTGTAGCGGTATTTGCCATCATGCCCGAACACCGCTCCGCTGGAGGTGCCGTCCAGGTTGAGTTTTACAATCTCGTCGGTCATGTGTTCAGCCTTAGAAATTCCAGCGCCGATTCGTAATTGTCCAGGAACGTGCCACGCTCGCGGCGAAACATTTGCTGCTGCTTGTGCTCCGGGAGCGAACTCAGGCAGAACCGGCAGAACGGCTCCCCGGAAACCTTCCTGCCGCGGCAGGAAGGACACCGCTTCGACTGCAATCGCTCTGCCGGCGATAACCTTGCCGGCATCTCACGCCGCCTTTCCGGCGAGTTCCGCGCGGCCCTGTCCCGGCGCCAGCAGCCGGTCAATCAGACGGCCGATGAACAGGATGGCCGCGCTCTGGCACGATCCGCAGCGGCCATGCTCGTCGAAGGGCCCGACGCGGTTGCAATCCTCGCAAAACGCCACTTTCATGTAATGCGCTCCCATTTTCATTTCCTCCGTTTCAATTCTATTGGCTGGCACATCTCGCCCAGCCGCCGCCCAATGCGGTCTTCCACCTGCCGCTCCAATTGCGCTGGACTCAAGTTAGACGAGACCAGCGTGCGGCATCCGGGATTCGCATACCTCTGATCGATGACGACGTACAGCTCCCGCAGAATCCAGTCGCGGTTGGAGTCCGTCATGCGCTCCGCGCCGAGGTCGTCTATGAACGCCACATCGGCGTTGCGCAATCCGTCGAGCATCACCAGTCCGAGCTCGCCGTGGCCGTCGAAATCACGCTTCAGTTGCGCCAACACCGCCGGCCAGGAATACGCCGCCATGGTCAGCAACAACCCCTGCTTCAGCCAGGACTGCATGAGGCCGTAGCATTCGTGCGTTTTGCCGACTCCGGGCGCGCCGTAAAAGTAATAACTCCCGATGGTGCGGGATCTCTGCGGCAGCACGCGACGATATCGCGGCGGGACGCGAAAATGCGTGTCGTTGAACGTGCTTACCTGCCAACTCAATTTCCGACACTCCAGACAACGCCTCAGGCCCACCGGGCAGTCATTCCCGCACGAGCACTTCGGTTGTTGCAGGGAACCATTTACCTCCGGCGACTTCCGGCCGATCAGCCGCTCCAACCGTTCCATCCACGTCTCCGGGCGAGACTCGATGGCCCGGTCCCCGAACTCCACCTTCCCGACGATTTGCTCCATCACTCACCTCGTCCTCCCACCCACTGGCATTCAGCCAGGTTGCTGGGTATGGTATTTTATCCAGCGGCCGTGTAGCCCATTCCGGCTGTAGTCGCTTCAAAGCATCAAGTATCATGGCCAGGGTTGCTCCGCCGGCAATTGCCTTCGCGAAGGCCCGCTCCGCTGTCGCTTTGGACTTTTTCCGTGGATAGGCTTCGTAGAACCGCTCAAACTCCTGTGTGTTATCCGACTCCGACTCCGACTCCGTAATACGACTCCGACTCCGACTTCGACTTCGACTAGTGCTGGCATCTTGTAGACAATCTGTCTGCAAGTTGTCGACAGATTGTCGACAACTTGTCTGCAAATTGCCAACATGCTCTGGAAACTTAGACTTGGAGCGAATCTTCTGTCCAAATTCTGTGATCTCCAGGAAGCGGCAGCCGTCCACCTCGTAAAGTTGTATCAACGGCCGCAGACCGGCAGCGCATTCCTTCAGCCATTGGCCCACTTCCGACTCCCGAACCTTCTCCGGAGCCGTCGGCCAGCAGGCCCCGCGAATCGCCGCCGGAGAACCGTAAAACCGTCCGTAATCGTCTGCCACTGACATCAGCCTCCGGTATAGGATCTCCGCCCCGGTGGACAATGAGTTAATCCTGCTGGAGCTATTGATCCCATCGCGCAGTATCCTGGTCGGCATTCCACCCCGTCCCGATCCACAACCAATCCGCCAGCGTACACTTCCCCGCCATCCAACTGCCGCTACTCCTGGAACATCGCATCCATGGTGCCGTCGCGGATGCGCCGCAGTATCGCCTCATCGATCAGCCGCTCCGCCGTCTCTTCGAGCGAGTTGCCGAACAGCCCGGAATCTTTCAGCCGCGCCAGATACCGCTTCTGCTCCACACTCAATTCAATCACCATCTCTCACCTCCACGGGCGGGATACCGCCCGAAATGTCAATGTACGAACTTATGAACGCTTGCGCGACTGGCGCAACAATGGCGTTGCCGTAGCCGCGCAATCGTCCCACTCTTTTGGTAGCCCCATGAGCCAGCGGGAATGTGCCGGATTCAACTGGCCGCCACTTCCCGTCTCGGCACCAGAGCCACTCGGCATCTCGCCAGAAGCCGTTAGTAAAGCCTGTGCCTGATTCCAGAGCCGCTGCACCGATGTCGGCAATTCGGCGCCCGTCTGCAAATGGTCTTCCCATTTCTGCATCGCCTTCGGGCCGTCGGTTTTCACGTCCTCGCCGGTCGGCGTGTTCCATGTAGCTAGCGTAGCCTCCGCCGAGAGCGGCTTGCCCC